CAGCAAATCCTGTGCGGTTACATTCCAACAGACGATGGCATCAAAGAGATACCCACCCGCCGACTCGATGCGATGGCCGAAGCTATCGAAGAGATGACCGGCAAGGTAATTATATGGGCGCGGTTCCGCCGCGACATCGAGCAGATCGTAGAACGTCTGCGGAAAGACTACGGAGACAACTCCGTGGGTGCATATTACGGGGACACAAGCGACGAAGACCGCGAGGCTTTGGTCGTGAACTTCCAAGACCCGGACCACGAAACTCGGTTCTTTGTTGGCAACCCGCAAACCGCTGGCTATGGGCTCACGCTCACCGCCGCGCACAATGTCTTGTACTTCTCAAATGACTTTAACTTAGAGACCCGAGTCCAATCGGAAGACCGTTGTCACCGGATTGGTCAGACGCACAATGTAACGTACGTAGACCTCATCACAGAAGGAACTGTCGATGAGCACATTGTTCGGACGCTACAGAATAAGATAAAACTTGCTGGTGCCGCACTCGGGGAGGAAATGCGCCAATGGCTCAACCTCAAGAGGTAAAGACATGGATACTCAAAAATGGAAAAGCGTCGCACTTCCGATTGACGCTTACGAAAAAGTAAAAGTTTTGGCTAAAGAGAATGAGAGGAGCATCGCCCGACAAATTAGTTTCCTAATCAATCAGGCGACACCAACCTCTATCGTAAACGACGGGCAGGATACCCGTCATCATCGTACGTAACGTACCTTGATGAGCTTGCCGGATGTGACGGTGCTGTGTGGTTGCAGCACCTGTCACCGCCGGGGCACTCCGAACAAGTAACCGCATCACAAGCGGCTTTCCGTGGTGACCACAAATGTTCCTTGCGAACCGACCACGGAGACCAACTCATCCGATTACCCATATCGCTATCACGACCAACGCCAAGATAGCCGCGAAAAGTTTTCTGTATCCACGAAAGCATATCTTCCTCTCCTGCATTGTTCCCCAAATAGAAGAATATAAATTCCTAGTGCCTTTGTTCACTTCGTTGTTTCTCCCTCAAAAAGTTACCGAGTGCCAAGCGTAACACAGTACTTTTCTTTACTCCACTGTCCCGTGCAACCAGTTCGAGCTTGTCGTACATGGTTTGATCCATGTCAAAGCTCACGGTTTTGCGGTTAGTGAAAATGTTGGGGCGACCCATCTTCTTCGTTGTCTGTTTCGTCGTCATGCCAAACTCCTTTGTTGTGCATTAGGCTCAAGCCTGTCGTTGCTATTAATAGTGTGCGTTGCAGTGATATCGGGACTACTGTCTGATTGCCTTCCTCGTCGACCACGACTATATCTGCTAGGTACTTGTTACTTGGTTCTGGTGCTGCACGTATGAACGCCAGCTTTTCTCGTTTACTATCCGGCATCTTTGCCTCCTGACGGATCATCATCTTCCGGCACCCATTCAATACCGCAGAACTTCATCCGCATTTCAATGATGAGCTCTTGGGTTGGATAGACACGTGCTTCGTTTGCGTGTGTGCAAGCGAAGTCGACGGCGTGTGGGCGTTCCTTGAATACCGCCACGGTGTTCACGTCCATCAATGCCTTGTCCCCATTCTCAATATCTTCGATTTTCCAAAAAGCAATGACACCCCACCACTCTTCGTCTTCATGCTGAAACAAAGGAACAAGCTCTTCGTCCAGTTTGCACAAGTAAACATACTCGGCATCCTCAACCTTGCGGCTTTCCTTTGTCTTCTCCGGTTCGGATTTTTTACCGCCGGGAAATTCTACGACACTACCCACTATTCCAAATCCTCCGGTTCAGGGAACAACCCCTCGCTCTCGGAAAACTGCTTGGCAGGCTCCCACGGTTCTTGAAACTTGAGGCTGTAGTATGTCTTGCCAGCTTTGGACGTGTTGCGCCACCCAGCAATCTCATACTTCTTGCCCTCAATCGTGCACTCGCCCTTGATGTTCGGTGCCTTCGGGTTATCGGTGTTGTTGTTAAACAGGACACCTTTCATTTCGTTGTCAGAATTTTGCCTCATAAAGCTCTCCTTTATCTAGTTTTTCTTTCAATCGATAGTATTCTCGCCACAAGAACTCTGCCCTTGCGTCTTCGTTCCAGTCAGCAGCAACCGCTTTTTCGTATGCTTGATCAGTCGCCGACTTCAAACAAATCAAGTTGTCCATTAGTCCTTAACTTTCTCTAAGTATTTGCCTGCCGCCTCAACTCGCTTGTGGTGCTTGTCGAGAAAGGCTTGTGCCTTGTCGACGTTGTCACCTTTCAAAACATCTTCGAGCAGTTTCATTGCTGTCATGTATTTCATTTGTACTTTGTTAAGCATTAGTCCCACCTGTAAAAAATGTGAGTGTCAATCTTGACAATTCGTGTGTGTAGTTTCGACCAGCGCGGCGAAACATAATCCGCGTGATAATGCGTAGCACCATCTAAGATTCCGAAGTAGTAGCCCTCGAGCACTGCCTTCGCGTTTTCGTATGCAACCGCGTATGCCTTTTGATTACGGGGTCGGTCAGCCAACCCATCGCAGTACCAACTAAACTGGCACCGGTCACGGATTGGATACGTCTTGCCGTTCTTTGCTGTGTAGTGTTTACCATCGTAAATCACATCGCACGGCGTGTCCGGAAACCTATCATCACCGACGCGATTCATCACGACTTGCGCCACGGCAACTTGACCGATGGTGCTTTCGTTACGCGCTTCGTGATAAATGTTCAAAGCCATACAAGCTAGGGCTTCAGCAATCATGAACGTACCTCCCGACGTGCGATTGCGTGTACGCGTCCGCTGTTCTTTTTGCACACTCGACGTGCATTCCGCTTAGTTAGTACGTCCCCCGTTTTATTTTTGACGCGAAAACCTTGCTTGAGTTTGTTGTTATACCTTTGTGCTTTTTTCATTTTCCTACCTCCTTTGCTAATTCAAGATACTTCTTGCGTTTGTGGGCATCTAATTCTTGCGCCCGTTTGATTATGTCGTCGCTGTCGGATCGTGTAACTCGGTGCTTCATCTTCCGTGTCGCGTACAAAACTGTCGTGTGACATTTGTCCGTGAACCGCCCGATGTCCGAGAGCGAATGCCCGGCCTTGTTGTGAGCAACAAAAAAGAACACGTGGCGCGGCATGATTATTAGGGGTTGCATAGTCTTGCCAACCAATTCTCGATATCCGACCCTGTACTTCTCTGATGTTGCTTCCGCCAGCGACTTGAGTGTCACTTTGCGGCTCATCCGTTCTTCACCTTATTGTATGCTTGCTCGATGGTCTCCGAGTCTGCGCCGAAGGTGTCCGGATAATCATTTAAGTATTCGTAAACGAACTCCATCACCTGCTCCATCAGTGTCTGTGCTTTTTGATAATCCATTATGGTTTTTTCCTCCATTTCCTATTGTTTGGGTGACGCGTGTTGTATGACCGGAAGAACATCCGGATACGCAACTGGTCTAGTATTGAGTGCCGCCGCTGCGGGTAACGCCTACGGCTTTGTTTTTTGTCATGCCGCATGGCTTTGATTGACCGCCCAAAGCGGTTATACACGCGACCACGTGACAACACTGGCATCCAACCCCGACGATACGAGATTGAGTGCCACCTCGCCCCATATGCGGGTCGAGTGAATCGAAATATTCTAGCTGGCATTATTCAACTTCCTTGTGCATGTAGGCAACGAAACCTGTGTGGCCTTCGTCGCTCCACGGCGCGATGCCGAACACGTATCCAGTGCCCATTTTATTTTTCATGCGTTTGATATACATCTCCGCCAACTCTTTGGTGGTAAAGATGCGAGCGTGGAAACCTTCCTCACGCTTCAACTTGCGACTTATTCCCGCCATAATTTCACCTCGTAAGTTTCTGATACATTGTCGTCACTAAACTTGGTCTCGCCGTTGCGAATGAGCGCGATAAGCGCATCATGAAAATCGAAGTGCGACAGCTTCCCTTGAAACTCCCGAACAAACAGGCGGAGATAGTCTTCGTAGTCTTTGTTTGCCGCCCGAAACGTGTCCACTGGTTTTCCCGTATAGTCATACGTCGTCAGCGAATAGTGTGTATGGTGGTTGTTCATGCGTAGCTCCATTCTTTGTTTGCCTCAAACACTGCACGGGCAAACCCACGCGGCGTAGCCGAACGAATGTTCTTCGTCTTCTCGGATTTTCCGCCAAGCTTTGCGTGTTGCTGGCTGTTGCCGAACGAGTCGCACTCGACTTTTTTCTTCTCCGGCATAACAAAATGTCGTCCCGTCCACAGGCACGTCTTCTTCGAGTACGCGTCACGCGGTGCAATGTAGTCCGGCCACTTCGGATGCTGGTCGTCCTCCGGCAGATAGCCACCGAACTCGAACGGGTGGAACGAGTAGTCTGGCTTGCGCCACAGGGTGGACAGCACCGACACCGGATTCTCCACAAAGTATGGACAGCCAAAATAGTCGCCAAGCTGCCCACACATCCTTGCGTATCCTGCTGCTTTGTTCTGGAAATCCGGATCAGCCTCACGCTTCTTGGCAAACCAAGCGGCACCGGACACAGCAAGGTCAGTGCAAACTGGAAACGCCGACAAAAAAACCACCTTACTGCTATGCTCTTTCATGAGCCTTGCGAACGTCGCGGGGTCATGCAAATCCGCATGGCGGAACTGGATACCATCACGCTCGTGGTCTTCGTGCGCGATGTCATAAGCAAAGCACTCGAACCCCGCATCTCGCCACGGCTCGAGCGCAATGCCCGTCATGTCATATAAGCTAACAACCTGCATCACTCTTTGTCCTCGTAAATGCGTTGGTCGTCGTTTCCAAAATCGTGAACCAAGGGGCTTCCGGCATCGACTGGTTCCTTCAACGTCCACGCCTCGAGAACATGCGTGGCGCATACGTCGTTTTCATAGACAACGTCAAGCACGTGCTTCTCCCATCCATCACGATAATTGTTTTGCAAAAGCTCGTTCAGGTCTTCGCCCTCCGGAACTTCGATGATGTAACTGCTGACCAGTTCGGTGGTCTTGGTTACTCGGTATTGTTTAACTGTCATATTTTCCTCAATCATTGTTAATCTCCTTCAAAAACTCATGCACTTCGTCAATCGTGTATTGAAACCAATCGGTGCGGTTCTCAACCGGACAATCCTCGTCCGCGTGTTGCACCAAATCTTCCAAAAGTGATAATGCTTTCTTCAACTGGCTCATGCTTGCTCTCCCAAGAATTGTGAGAACGCACGACGCTTTGCGCGTGACCGCTCAATGGCAATGCGAGCAAGCTCGCGCTGCTGTTCAAACCAATCAGCTTCCATAGCCGCGACCCAAGAATCGAATGACTGCTGTGCCGTCTCAGCACGTGCCTCGACACCTGTAACTTGAATCTCGGTGCTTTGTTTTTTCTGTTCCATAGTCTTTCCTCCTATGATATTGTTCCCATGTTGTATGGGATTCCCATAGTATGGAGCAAACCAATGGATAATTCAAGCACTAAAGCAATGGAAAATGAAGTTATTTTGCAGGTCGAACCCAGCGAGCCAATGGTCGATGAGAACGCAGCACCGCTGACGCATGTCATCGGGAACGAATACGATATGACATGGCGCAGCGTCTGGATTCACGGCACCACTCAATCGGTTCGCCTCGTCGAAACCGGGTCCGGCATGAAAATCGAAGTGATGGCGAAACTGTAAACACTCCTATAGCTGATTCCTGTGGGAATTCATCCGCAGACAAAATTCTCGTAGGTGTTTACTGTTTACACACTGAAAAAGAGGCTTAACGTGTTGTTTTTGTTACCAGAATCTGTAAACACCCAAGTGTTTACAAGTGTTTACAAAATCTATAGGACATTGATGGCGAACTCAAATTCATTTTTAATTTCAATAACTTAATCTCAGGGAAATAAGCTATATGGACGACCCCATTGTAAACACTTCGGAGGAGACGGCTGTCGAAAAGGACACCAAATCGACCCTGACCAACCGCCAACGGGAGTTTGCCCGTAACATTGTTGAAGGCATTTACTCAAATGCGGAGTGTGCGCGACGCGCCGGATACAGCAAAGACAATGCTGTCGTGTATGCCTATAAACTTTTGAACGGGAAAGATTTCCCACTCGTTCCCCAATACATTTCCGAACTTCGGGAGGAGCGCGAACGAAAGTTTGGCGTGACCCTGATAGGCCAACTCAAACGACTGTCCGAACTGTCAGCATCGGCGGAGGAGGGTGGGCAATTCTCCGCCGCAATCAACGCGGAGAAAATCCGTTCGTCGCTGGGTGGCCTGACTGTTGACCGCCGCGAGAACCAGCACGTTCACAAATACGACGAGATGACCCGTGACCAGATTATTGCCGAACTGGGCAAGCTCCGGAGTGAGCATCCGGCGGCATTTATCGAAGGCGATTTCGAGGAGGTAAACAATGGCGACACCGGAACGAAACCTGTGGCTCAGATTGAAGGACAATCTACCGAAGGGGACGCACCACACGAGGATTGAGAATCGCGCTGGAAGCGGTATCCCTGACGTTCTAATCGCCCATTCTGGGGCTTTTTTCGTAGAATTAAAGTGCATAAAAGGACATAAGATTACCCTCAGACCTTCCCAGATTGCTTGGAACACCAGCTTTTCTAGGGGTGGAGGCATATCCTTTATCTTGGTACACCGCCCCTCGACGCGTGACCTATTTTTATTTGACGGAGGCGACGCGATGCACGTTTCAGGCACCAGCATCCAAGATTCAAGCCCCTTGTGGCAGGGTAAGGACATGAAGACTTGCGTCTTGCGGCTCTTGCGACTTGCGTCTGATCTCCAGGTCCGGAGCCCGGGGCCCCCTGGGTAGCTCGCCGTCGTCCTTGCGACTTGCGCCTTGCGCCTTGCGCCTCCCAGGAGATCCGGGGCCCGGGTACCGGGTAGCTCGCCGTCGCCGTCGCGAATCTAACTAGTGGTGTTTGTAAGAGATGTTACGGATTTCCGGATTCCAGCAAGCGCGGCAGTCCCCGCACTTGTTGCCCTGCTCCGGTGCAGGACAGATATGGCCGCTAGGCTTCTTGTTTTTGTGTACTGTTGACGTGTTATAGAATGCTTTCGGCGGCTCGCCGTCTATCATAGCAGCGGACAAACGCACTACTGCGTTGTTCGGTACCATACGGCCAGCCAATGCGTCGCGCCAAATCTTCTTTTCTTTTGTAGGAATCCAGTGAAACTTGCTCGGCGTTAGCTCGACGACTTCCAGAATCTGCTTGGCGTGTTCTACCGACTGCACGTCGCCGGAATCGAACCAGCGGAAGTATGGGGACTTCGTCCGGTTAAGTGTCTCAACCATGAGCTCAACCCATTTCGGGGACTTCATAAACTCCTGCCGCTTCTTGAGCGCGGGTTTAACATTGCTGAAAGTATAGGAACCCTTGAGCGCGTAGCAATCTGAACAAACCGAGCCCTTGAGCTTTTGTAGTTTGCCGCCGGTGATGCAATCCGTCGCCGGTGTTGATATCGAATAACCAGGCATTTTAGACGTTTTAGCTAAAATGGCTGATCCCTTAAATGTTCCTAGATTCTTTGTCATATCCTTACCCTCACATATTCCATTGGATTAGTCAAATGTTTTTGCGTCTTGCGTCCGCTCCGCGCAAGGCCCTTGCGCCTTGCGCCTTATAACCGGGGGCCTCGGCCCGGGCCGTCCCCTGGACAAAAAAAGGGGCGAGCCCGAAGACTCGCCCCGAGGAGGGACCTCGATTACTTGTTGATTCCCATTGCTTCCAGCATCTCTGCTGCACTGTCGAAGCTGCGGACTTCATAGCGAGGCTCCACAACTGGCTGCACCATCGGGAAATGGATAAGCGCGTTCACGTCTTCAAGTGACAAGGTCGGCGGTACGCTCTCTCCTGTCTCGTAGTCAATGCCGAGGACTAGGCCCTTGCCTTGTAGCGGCTGGGGATATCCCTCCAACTGAAAGAACGCTTGGTCTTCACGGAACAGGCCCTCATCGTCAATGTATATTGAATGCTTGTCGTCAATATCCACCGCGCTGAATGTTGGGTCGGGTGCCTCTTCTGTACCAATCAGGTTCCGGATTTGTGTGTAGCTTCCGCCATACTCAAAATCCACAATCATAATTGTGTTTTGCCACGGGTTAATTAAGTAAGCTTTGTTTTGCATAGTCATTGTTCCTCTCCTCTTGTTTAGAACATCGTCAATAGAACATATCCCAATGGAATAGTCAAACACTTTCTTGCGCCTTGCGCCTGCACCGGACATAGAAGATCGCGAGCCCTGGGGACGACGGGGATGAGTTAAGGCGCAAAAAAAGGGTGAGCCGAAGCCCACCCTTTCTCGTCTACCAACCGTCTACCAACTGGCTTGGTATTGAACGCTCCGCCACTCGCGCTGCTTCGTATCTTCCTGAAGCCACTCAACTGCACGGCGTAGGTCAGCAGCTTCTGCTTTCGCATCTGCTCGATACTCGTCGCGCCATTCTACGTAGTTGTCATCAGTCTCGCGCACCCCGAAGAAGAAGCCATCGGTTGGTGCAAGCTCGGCTGGGTCATCAGCCCACTTCTCCAACTTCCGCGCTATCTGCTCAAGGTCAACCGCGTCGAGCTCAATCGGCTCACAGTTATCCTCTCCGTTGGCGAAGCAGTTAACAATCCAACCGTGAAGCCAGTGATTCTTCCGCCAATACATAAGCTCCATCTCTTGAGATTGTAGCGGCATACCATCGACCAGCTTTCGCTTGTGTTCCACGAGTTTACCATCATCACCCTTTTCATAAGCGGTGTGAAATTTTCGTGCTGTTAGATACATATCTAAACCCATTGTCTCTCTCCTCTTTACTTGTGATAGACATCTACTTTATGACATATCCAATGGATAATGTCAACCCCACTTGCGCCTTGCGGCTCCGCCGCGCCAAGCCGGAGCTAACCGGGGCGAAAAAAAATCCGCCGCCGAGTGGGAGACTCGACGGCGGCGCGTCATCTTCTACACATTTACTTATCCTCCGTTCCTACTCCTCGTAAGCCATGATGCCGTCTTTATAGAACAGCACCAAGAACAGACCAGCCGCCGCAAAGCAAGTGACCGATATCCAAGTTTCATTAAGTATAGCAAACATGATTGACATGTGTGCGCTGAACAGCGCAGCTAAAAAATAGAATATTGCAAAGATGTATTTAGTCATTTCCTAACCCTCCTTTGGTTATGTCTATAATATAAGATAATATGGGATAGATTACAAGATAAAAAAATAAAAAAAATAATGAAAAACTTACTTGACTATAAGATAACATGGGATTATATATAAGACATGGTTAAGCAATAACGCTAACCAAATGAGGAAGGAAAGGAAATCTCATGATTATAGACCAACTAGCAACAGATTTGATGATGATTGAAACTCAAATCAAAGAGTTAAAAACTCGCAAGGAAGAAATCCGCAAGCAACTAATCGGTATGGTTCCTGTTTGGGAAATGAACCGCTCAGAAGATGTGCCAGCCGAATTGATTGGCGACACTCATCGGGTTGATTTCAGTCACAAGATGAATCTGGTTTACAAATCAGACTTGCTCAATGCAGCAATGACACCAGAGCAGCAAGCCATGTTCAAAGTAGAAAGCTGGCAAAAGTTTGTTCGACCAAGCCTCATTTAACTGAAAGCGTGGCGGCGCAAGCCGCCGCCGCGCACTCATTAAAAAGGATGTTATAATGTTTAAGCAAACCAAGACAAAAGAGGATAATCAAATGTCTAAATTAAAGAAACGCAATGATGTGTTTATCGTAGAAAGTAACGTGCCAGTGCCGCCCATCAGCACCGGCCCGAAATCAAGCAAATATGATTTCATGAAAGACATGACCAGCGGTCAAAGCTTTCTGGTTTCTGACACCAAATCTGCTCAACGTGTTTATGCCGCCGCCAAGAAAATGGGCGTTGGCATCCTCACGCGAAAAGTAAATGATGGCGTTCGCATCTGGCGCAAGTGAATAGTAGGCGCGGCGCAAGCCGCGTCTGCATCCGCCGCAACGCTGAATACACCAGCGCGGCGCGGCCCGGCTCTTGGGGTTACTGCTCTAGGGGTCGGGTTTTCTTTTGCGTTTGCGCCCCCGGGGCCCCCCATATATAGAGTACGAGCGAAGCGAGTACGTATGTACTATGTTAGATTGATAAATTCATTCAGAAATAATATCATTCGGCCTATGGATAAGTACGCAGCAATCCCAGATGACGTTCTTCGCAAGAAGCTCATGTTGGAAGAAACCCTTCGTGGGATAGAGCGGCGGGATCAGGCACAAAATCATTTCATGCCGTTTGCCCACCACGTCTACGACAACTTTATTGAGGGGAACCATCACCGTATTATTGCGGAGAAGCTCGAACGTGTGGCGCGGGGGGAACTAAAACGCCTCATCGTCAACATGCCACCCCGTCATTCCAAATCTGAACTAGCGTCATATTTGATGCCTGCTTGGTTTTTGGGAAGGAACCCCAAACTCAAAATCATTCAGGCAACCATGAATACCGAGTTGGCTACCCGCTTTGGCCGTAAGGTGCGTGACTTGATCGATGATCCTATGTATCGAGAAATCTTTCCCGAGATCACGCTGAAGGCGGACAGCCAAGCTGCTGGTCGGTGGGAAACTAACAAAGGCGGTGAATACTTTGCTGCCGGTGTCGGCGCGGCGATGACTGGTCGCGGTGCTGACTTGCTTATCATCGATGACCCGCACTCGGAACAAGATGCTTTGTCGTCTACTGCGTATGACAATACGTATGAGTGGTATACCTCGGGTCCCCGACAACGTCTCCAGCCGGGGGGAACCATCATCATTGTGCAAACCCGTTGGTCAAAGAAAGACCTGACGGGCCGGTTACTGAATGAACAGGCAAAAGACCAGCTTGCTGATCAGTGGGAGGTGGTAGAATTTCCAGCAATCCTCCCGTCTGATAAACCGCTTTGGCCTGAGTTCTGGAAAAAAGAAGAACTACTGGGCGTGAAAGCTTCCCTGTCACCGGTTAAGTGGAACGCGCAGTGGCAGCAAAACCCGACTTCCGATGACGTGGCGTTGGTAAAACGTGAATGGTGGCGTGAATGGGAGAAGGAAAATGTCCCGAGGCTTAAATATATCTTACAATCGTACGACACCGCGTTTTCGAAAAAAGAGACCGCTGACTACACGGCGATCACAACGTGGGGTGTTTTCGACCCCGAGGAAGATGGTACAGACCACATCATCCTCCTCGACGCGAGGAAGGGAAGGTACAATTTTCCTGAACTCAAAGAGGAGGCGTTTGAGCAATATGAATACTGGGAACCGGATATGGTACTTATTGAGGCAAAGGCCAGCGGAATGCCTCTCGCAGACGAGCTCATGCGTATTAACATCCCGGTGTCCACATATAGTCCCGGTCGCCGAAAAAGAGGGGGCGGGGTCGATAAAACTACCCGTATGCACATGGTTGCGCCTCTTTTCGAGGCGGGGCGCGTTTGGGCTCCTGACGAAAAATTCTCTGAAGAGGTCATTGAGGAAGTAGCTTCATTTCCGAATGGCGAACATGATGACTTTTGTGATAGTATGACAATGGCTCTGATCCGGTTCCGCGAGGGTGGCCTTGTGTCTCTGGAAGAAGAGGAAGATGAGATTTATACCCCTCATATGAACAGGCGGCGTGAGTATTATTAATGTCTAATCAAGATCCCATGTTTCAAGGAGTGGCGACCTTCCGCCTTGATCCGCTTCAGGACAGACTAGAACCACGTCAGTCCACTGCTTTGGAAGACGCTGGCGTTGCTTTGATCGAGCAACTTGTAGCTGAAGGTATGGATCCGTTTACGGCTCGTGAAGTGGCTCGTCAACAGGGTCTTACAATGCTCGAGAACCAACCCTTGATCCGTCCGGCTGATCTTGCAGCTTCAGGTGGCACGGCCCTAGCTCTTGGTGACTACGAACAAGATCCAGGTTTCCTGACTGGTGCTGGGGTCGGTGCAAGTATCTTGGGACTGGGTGCTCCTTTCCGTATAGCTAGTCGCGGTATTAAAAAAGCGGGTTCTGCTATTTCGCGTGGTCTCGGGTCCCTTATGCCAAAATCTGATTTTTCGAAAGCTTTGGAGGATGCCACCACAACCACGTTGCAAGAACCTGTATTATCGGATTCGGCTAGAGAGGCTGTGGTTGCTGCTCGCGCTGAGCGTGGTTCGGGAAGTCGTGGCCGTGCGGAATTTGCTGAAGAGTCTTTTCTGAGCCACTCTCATGGTGACGGTTCTGATTTAGCTGATTTGGTTGGCGGTGAGCAGACAGGTGCGTTTACCAGATACAAGTCCAAGCTTCGTAATGCTTTGTTCAACGAAGACTCGTTTCTTATGGGTGGTGGCGACAAGATTAAGGTTGATAAGCCGATTAATTCGAACAGGGTTCGCAACTCCCTCAAACGCATGGGTGTGTCTGATAACGAAATCCAAGTTACAGGTATCGAGGATCTACTGAAGCAAAACAAGCAAGTCAGTCTCAAGCAGCTTCGTGAGGCATCCGAGAAGTTCACACCTCGGATCTCGGTTGTTCGTTCTGCTGACAGTGCTGAAGAGATGGAGTTCAAGACCTACCAGCGGTGGACACATATGCCGCGTGATACGAGCAAGGCTACTTCTGAATATAACGTTGTTGATTACGAAGAGATGCTGGTTAACGACAACCGCCCGGGTCTAGGTGGTTTTAACGGTGGCTCGACTCACTATGGTGGCGTAAAAACTGCTGGTGGGACTGAGGGTATGTTGGATCAGCAGGGTCACTTCCGTGGTTCTGTTTTGACTGAGTTTGAAGACCCGACGATGAATGAATTGTTTCCGGACGGTGCATTTTTGTCTGAAGAGATTCAAACTGATTTTGATTTCAACCTTCGTGATCTTGAGGGTCAGGCAGTTGCTGCCCAGCAAAATTTAAGCCGTCAACAAAATTTGGGGCGTGGGCGTATTGCTGATATGAACGAGTTGTTTATTGACAACGACGTTACCATGAACGATCTGGCGCAGTATCTGCCTGTTGAGTTCGAGCCGGGTGCGGATGATTTTGCTGATGCTGCTCGCCTTGCGTTGTTTCGCCGTTTTAGGTTCGCCGGTGCAGCCCAGCCAGTATTATTTGAAGATCCTTCCGACATGGACCGAGACATGATGGAAATTTTGGATCGTGCGGTTGACTATGTGCAGTCTGACAGGAGCGTTGACTCTGTGGCTTATAGCAACTTGGTTCAAACATTAAGAGATACGGACGACTACGGAGATGACGAGATCAACTCGTATATCCGTCAGTTGAACAGAGCTCCTGAAGTCAGCGCCAAGGTCAAAGCTTTTAGGGATAAGACATTTAATATCATCGACTCTCAGGTTAACATTGAAGCTGCACAGTCTCGTTTGGATAACACTGGTAGGGTCATTGAGATGACACCAGAGAAGACGCGTATTTTTGATGAGGGGAGTGCAGAAAGACTGCGAGGCTTGAAGCCTCTGGATGATGCGCTGGCTACAGCTCGTTCTTTCGCTAGTGATGCTAGGCGAAAAGTAAGTGTTCTTGCCGAAGACTTGGAGAGTGCAACCGCCATAGAGTCTGGCCTAGAGGAAGAAGCTCAGGCTCTGTTGAATCGTTCTGAGGAGTCAGGTCTTCCTGTCGATCAGCTAGGCTTGAGCGCTGTGGAGAAAGAAACAAACAGAATAACGGTTAGTAACTATGAACTGGCTCGCAAAAAAGCAAACACTGCGGCACGTGGCTTGTCCAAAGCACGGAAGGAACTTGAGCCTTTAACTAAAAAAGTTCAAGAAGCACAGAAAGCGATAGATCAGTACGAAATTGACTTCGCGGCGGATAACCCAGAGTTTGCAGCTTTGAGGAACAAGCAAAAAGTACCCCAGTTTGTTTTCGAAGATGAAGCTGATTTTGTACGCTTTGTTGTGGACTCCATGATTGAGCGGTCTCGTGCTCGTGGTCTAAGCGGCGTTATTTTCCCTGACTGGCGTGATATTCGTGATCTTCGTTTCAGGGCTCCTGACTCCAACACTCCGGAAGTTGAAGTGGAAGCATACAAAAAAGCCAGTAACAAGTTCCGAGCTATGTATAACAACACTATTAAGAAGCGTTTGAACGAACATAAATCGATGAACCCCGGTTCTCGTGTTGTTACGGATCTTCCGATCAATTCAACAAATTCAGAGTTACCGGCATCTAGAAGAAAAGCTGCAGAATATTTCAACGAGAGCGACGAGCCTCGCAAGCCGTTCGGATTTTCATTTGCTCGCGCACGTGGTAACCGTGCGGAGATACCACCAGCGTCCTTTGCGAAAGGTGGCTTGGTCATGAAAGGCATTGGCTCTATGGGTAAAGAGGTGTTATAAGTAGTTATGTCACAAACAGGAAATCCTTTTGGTGGTCAGATTGAGGAAGCGATGGGTGCCGGTGGCCCCGCGCTAGATCCTGCTACCGAAGCACTGATTGAAATCGAGGGCCAAGTCCCCGGTATCACCGACGAAGCTATGGAAGACTTGGTTCTTCAGATGAACGAAGACGGCTCTGCCGAGTTCATGGAAGATCCAACAGAGGTCTTGGCGGAAGAGTACAGCCACACGGCTAACCTCGCCGAAATCCTAGACGACAGTATTTTGGGGGAGCTTTCCTCGGAGCTTGGTAGTTCGTTTGAGGACGACCTTGAGTCGAGGTCAGAGTGGGAGGAAGCCTTAACAAAAGGTCTCGGCCTACTGGGTATCAACTATGAAGATCGTGACGAGCCGTTCGCCGGGGCAACCGGAGTCACACACCCTCTAATCTCAGAGTCGGTGACCCAGTTTCAAGCACAAGCATACAAGGAAATGTTACCAGCGGGTGGTCCTGTACGGACTGTCTGCATTGGCAACGAGACTCCTGAAGTTATGCAGCAGGCGCAGCGCGTCGAGCAGTTTATGAATTATCAAATTACGGAAGTGATGGAAGAGTATGATCCGGATATGGATCAGATGTTGTTCCATCTGCCGCTCAGTGGTTCAACGTTCAAAAAAGTTTACTTCGACATGGCGCGTCAACGCCCTGTGGCTAAGTTTGTTCCAGCCGAGGATGTAGTTGTTCCATACTACGCTACGGACATTCGAACAGCCGAGCGAATCACACACGTGATGAGCATGTCGGACAATGACATTGTCAAAATGCAGTTGGCTACCATTTACCGCGACGTGGATCTTGTATCTGCTGGTCATAGCGAAGATAGCGACCTGCAAGATAAAAAAGACCAGTTGCAAGGCGTACGTCCTTCAGCAACCGGCGATGATGTTTACACCATTCTGGAAATTCAGACATACCTAGACTTGGAAGGGTTTGAGGACACGGACATGGACGGCGAACCTACGGGACTGAAACTTCCGTACGTTGTCACAATGGAAAAGGATAGCGGCACTATCCTATCTGTTGTCCGTAACTGGGACGAAGAAGATCCGCAGCGCAAGCCGATGCAGACCTTTGTCCACTACAAGTTCCTGCCGGGTTTGGGTTTCTATGGATTCGGTCTCATCCATATGATTGGAGGACTCTCCCGTGCCGCTACATCGATTCTGCGTCAGCTAATCGATGCGGGAACGCTGTCCAACCTCCCGGCAGGATTCAAGGCACGTGGCGTTCGGATTCGTAATGATGACGAGCCGCTCAATCCGGGCGAGTTCCGTGATATCGATGCTCCGGGCGGGGATCTGCGTAACGCTATTGTCCCGCTGCCATATAAAGAACCGTCGGGTACGTTGGGTCAACTGCTCGGCGTGATTGTTGACAGTGGTCGCCGCTATGCAGCGATTGCAGATAACGCCGTTGGCGATGTGAACACCCAAGCTCCGGTAGGCACGACTGTTGCTCTACTGGAGCGCGGGTCTCGCGTGATGAGTGCGATCCACAAACGGATGCACTACGCACAGCGTCAAGAGTTCCGTCTGCTGGCTAGTATCATTGCTGATACTGTCGATGCGTATCCGTATGCCACATCTGTCGGCGCGGAGATTCTGCAATCTGACTTTGATGGTCGTGTAGATGTGATGCCGGTCTCTGACCCGAACATCTTCTCAATGGCACAGCGTTTGAGCTTGGCACAAACTCAGCTTCAAATGGCACAAAGCAATCCGGAAATCCACAATCTTCAGGAAGCTTACCGCCGTATGTACGAAGCTTTGGAAGTTAAAAACATCGAAGCATTGTTGCCAGCACCGCCTCAACCGCAGCCGGTTGACCCAGCTATGGAACAGGCGTTGGTTTTGGATGGTAAGCCTATTCAAGCATTCCCCGGCCAGAATCACATGGCTCATATTCAATCGCACATTACATTCATCCAATCTCCGATGATACAAGGCGCACCCAACTTGCTTGGCCCGTTGATGGCAAATATTCAGCAGCGTATCGGTTTCTTGGCTCGTGAAGAGGTTGCTGGTCAAGCAGCCCAGACAGGACAGATGATGCCGCCGGAAATGATGGAGGCAATGGTCGCTCAACGTGTTGCAGAATTGTCACAGCAGATTATTCCGTCTTTTGCCCCGCAGCAACAAGATCCGTTGGTCGGTATCCGACAAGCCGAAGTACAGTTGCAAGCGCAGGATCAACAGCGTAAGATGGCAAAAGATCAAGTGGACGCAATGCTGGAGCAGGCTCGCCTTGACCAGCAGTCAGATCTTGCTCAACAGCGTTTGGCAGCAACAATGAATATTGCTGAAGAACGCAACGCCGTTAACCGCGAGCGCATCGAAACGCAAGAAGATATCGCTGTCATGCGTGAGATGAACAAAAAGCGTAGTTAACAGAAAAATCCGCTCGGGAGGAGCGAAATTCACTAGTTGCACGAAAGGAATAGGTGTAGCATGAGCTTCGTTTCAATCAAATTTGAGGATGAAGGAGTGGGTTACGGTATGTCCGAGTTAAAAGATTACGAACTTCCATTACAGTTTAGGCAAGTCAGCCCTTGGGCGGGACGTTGGAATGAGTATTTCCAACAAGCTCGTCGTAAGGCAGAACAGAATGTGAAAACTGTCGAACAGGCAGTAAATGAAGAGGAACAACGCTAGGATTATATCATGCTCAAACAGGTCACGATTATTTTGATACTGGGGTCAGTCGTTGCCGGTTGCGGTTATAGTAGGAACATTCCGAAAAGCTGGAGACCGGAGACTGTTGAGGAGCAAGCATTGAAGTGGGCGGTCAAACTGTGTCATCAGTTTGGCTACCAAGAAGAGACCGACGAGCGGCGCACGTGCATTGCTCGTAGATACGATCAATATATCATGGAGCACAACTGATGCTTGGAAATATCTTAGGAGCGGTTACTGGGATTGGTAAAACATATCTAGAAGGTCGCCAGAAAAAGTCAGAACTGAAGCACAGGCTTGAGGAAGCCAAAGTTGCCGCTCAAGTAAAAAAGCTTGAGCAGGATGGCGGCTGGGAAGAAAAGGCAATGGACGCTTCCGCAGATTCTTGGAAAGATGAAGCGTGGACGATTTGTTTTATCGGGATCATAGTCGCCAGCTTTGTGCCTGCTGCACAACCATACATGCAGTCTGGGTTTGACTTCCTCCGCACCGCACCGGAGTGGATTCAGTGGGGCATCCTTGCATCCATTGGTGCTTCGTTTGGTCTGAAGTCTATTGGTAAGTTGAAAAACTAATGGCTAAAAGGATAAAAGAAAAAGTCGTCATCGAGCCGGTGGCGAAGCGGACCTCTATAGGTATGTCTGTGCGTAGCCGTCCCAAAAACAAAAACAATACCTTTAAGCGTTATCGAGGTCAGGGTCGCCCGTGATTTTTTCGCGCAAGAAAAAACCGAAGTTGATTTTTAGGAACAACTTCGAGGTTAGCCCTGAGATTGCTCCGAGATATCTTTCCCAAGACAAGCCTTCTTGGTTTTCGAACATGCCCAAGTGGGTAGAAGGTATGCTCCCACCAACGCCTCGGCATTTTGCTGAAAACGACAAGCATGTAGCTTCGGGAACAATCAGACGTTGTCCCGCCTTTAGTCTTTTCTTTCGACGGACAATCTTAATACCTTCGTGGACAGATGTCGCTGTCACGTATTACGCCGACGGAAATTTCTTGGCGCAAGTTCCTCACTACTGGGGTCCGGATGGCGGCGGTATTGATAATCATGGTCATCAGCAGCACCCCAGAGCCTTCGAAGAATACGACAACCTGAAGCTTACAGACTATTGGAAGCTGGAGGGGACAAAAGGCTTAGATATTATGATAGTTCCGGTCATGCCGCCGAACCCCGACTGGGAAGCAGCATTGGGTGCGTGGGAACCGTACGCAGAGAAACAGCAAACATTTAACATCAATCTTTGGTTAAAGAAGCCCCCGCTCGGCCATGAGCGAGAGTTTATGATAAAGCGTGGTGAGCCCCTTTGCTATGTCGTGCCGTTGAGCGACACACTGCCCGAGATAGAGGTAAAGGTAGAACAAGACCAAGCTTACTGGCGGCGCATAGCTTTTGGCCGTGAATTTGACAAGACTGCAGAGTACCTAAAACACAAGACAAAGCTAAAACGGTAGGGTATACTGAAGCAAATCACAGGAGACGATTATGGCTAAAAAGCTTACAGAGAAACAGAAAAAGATCGACATGAACAATGACGGTGTCATTGACGATAAAGATTTTGCGATACTCAATCGCGACGAAACCGGTAGCGATACTATGACACCGATTGAAGAACCGGTTAAAAAAGCTGGTGGCGGCATGATTCAAAAATACCGCTATGGTGGCGAAGTCGAAGGCTACATGGGCGGTGGCGAGGTAGTTAAAGGTAAGAAGTGTCCGCATCGTGGCACTGTAAGAGGCACCGGCGCAGCTATTCGCGGTGTGAAGTTTATAGGAGTAAGGTAATGGAAACGCTTATTGCTTGGATTACAGGTATCATCGCAGCAGCTTCGGCTATTGCAAATGTAACACCGTCAATGCGCGACAACGAGATTCTTGCCAAGATTGACGACTTCGTGCAAAAGCTTGCACTGAACCTGAAGAGATAGTGTCATGGCTAAAGGTGTAAATCATTATTTTCGTGACGGCACTCGCCACAAAGGCGGTATGCACAAGATGCCGAATGGTCAGGTCCACAGCGGTGCTCGTCATACAGCCAGCAGCAAGAGACTGTTTCACTTTTCCGAGTTATCGGACAAAGCTAAAAAGAAGGCTCGAAAACGAGCGTGATAATGAGAGTAAAAAGTATCAACAACGAAAACAAACTCCGAATGACTGAGGAGTATAACCACAGTCTGTCTACAGATTCAGAGGCCATCGATGGCACCTGTTCTGCCTTAAACATGTCCAGTCGCATTCTCGACTGCTTGGGTACCGACTCCGATAACGTCGGTTTTTGTGAAACGCACCGCTTTGTGTGCGAAGCCGAAAAGACATGTGACTCATGGGTAGCAGGTGGTCCGTTGACCGACGAAAACTTTGCTAGTCATGGGGACGTTCTTTGAGAATACTAGAATTTCTATCCAAATATAAACGCAATCTAGAGACCCGCATCGATGATATATCGGTAGCGGTTACAAGCGGTTCTGTTTCTGACATGGAACAGTACAGGGCGATGGTGGGCGAGATCCAGGGTCTTTCGTTTGCTGTCGAAGAGATTTCGACTCTGCTTAGAAAATATGACGAGGAAGACAATGAGTAGTGGATTGATTCTGCCTGACTACGTAAAGGTTCAGGAAGAAGCGGCTCAACGTGCTGCCGAAGAAGACGCAATGGCCCGTGTGCCGCAGCCTACTGGCTGGCGACTTCTTGTAATGCCGTACAAAGGCCGAGAAAAAACTCACGGGGGTGTTTACATTCCTGACGAGACCAAAGACCGCGAAGCACTGGCAACAGTTGTTGCTTACGTGGTCAAACTAGGACCTCTGGCGTACAAGGACCCCGATAAGTTCGGCGATGCTTGTGAGCCTTGGTGCAAGGAAGGCGACTGGATTTGTATCGGACGATACGCTGGTTCGCGCTTCAAGTTGGACGGCGGGGAGGTTCGCATTATCAATGATGACGAAGTTATCGCCACTATTATGAACCCTGAAGACGTAGTGCTATAGGAGACTAAGATGCAAGAAGATCAGGAAGAGCACATCATCGAGCTAGAGGACGAGAACGCGTCTGAAGAGGTTGATGTTGTAGAAGAGCAGGAAGAGGCACCGGCAGAGCAGGCAGAAGAGCCAGCCGAGCAGGAAGCTTCCGCTGAACCAGAACAGGCAGAAAGTGCGACGGAAGAAAAAAGCCAAGATGAACTCGCCGAGTATTCGGAGAGTGTCCAACGCCGTATTCGTAAACTGACTGCAAAGTTCCGTGAAGAAGAACGCCAACGCGAAGCTGCTCTGCAATACGCAGAAGCTGTTAAAAAGCAAAACGAAGAGTTGCAAGGCCAGCTTCGTAGCCGTGAAGCTTCGTATGTTGACGAGCTAGGTGGTCGCCTAGACCGTGAGTTGGACGCAGCTAAGACAAAGCTCAAGGCAGCTATCGAAGCCGACGATGCTGACGGTATCTTTGAAGCGCAGCAAATGGTGAGCCGTGTCACCATCGAGCAGGACAAACATGCTGATGCTAAGTTGCGCGTGGAGCGTGAGCCGGAGGAGTATCAAACTCCGCAGGTTCCGCAGCAGCAAATGCAACCTCAAGCTCCTGAACCGGACTTGAAGGCACAAGCTTGGGCTGACCGTAACGAATGGTTTGGTAACGACGACACCATGACTTATGCAGCTTTTGGCATCCATCGTAGACTTGTTGAGGAAGAAGGGTTTGACCCAACTTCTGATGAGTATTATACTGAGCTAGATAAACGTATTCGAGGTGATTTCCCACAAAAGTTTGGACAACCTGCCCAAACTCAACAGGAAGAACCGAAGAAAGCCGCAAAACCCAGAGTCGCCTCTGCTGAGTCCACGGCCTCACGTTCATCAAATAAGGGGCGCAGAACAGTCAAGCTTTCACCTTCACAGGTGGCGATTGCTAAAAAACTTGGCGTTCCGCTCGAAGAGTACGCAAAGTTTGTAAAGGAGTAAGACAATGACTGATTCTAAAAAACGTACACCTCGTGAAACGCAGACACGAGAAAAAACTGCGCGTCGGAAGCCTTGGGCTCCGCCCAGCACGTTAGATGCACCGCCTGCACCGCATGGCTATATTCACCGTTGGGTTCGCACTGCGATCCGTGGTGAGGATGACCAGAACAACGTTTACTCTCGTATGAGAGAAGGTTGGGAGCCGGTACGAGCGGATGAGTTTCCTGGAACTGAGTTCCCAGTTATCTCAGACGGAAAACATGCTGGGGTTATTGGAAGTGGCGGGTTAATGCTTTGCCGCATTCCAGAAGAGACGGTAGAAGAACGAACTGAATATTATCGGGACCAGACCCGCAATCAAATGAAGGCCGTCGATGAAAACCTGATGAGGGAACAACATCCCTCGATGCCTATCACTAGCGATAGGCAAAGTCGTGTAACTTTTGGTGGCGAAAAAGACTGACCACCAAGTAACTATGGAGAAAGACAATGGCTAATTCCAATGTCAAGTTCGGCCTCAAGCCGATCGGCGTAGTAGGCGGCGTAGCCGGTACTACGGGCGCAACTCCGTATTTTATCAAGTCAGACGCGTCTGCAATGTTTCAGGGTTCACCGGTTATTGCTACTAACGATGGTACCATTGCCATCACTGGTTCCGCTACTGGTGACACTTACAAGCATATAGGCGTTTTTGCTGGCTGCGAATACGTAGATGCCACAACTGGCGAGAAAAAGTTCTCAAACTACTGGCCTGGTTCAGGTTCAGCAAGCACAGACTTCGACATCGTCGGTTTTGTGTATGACAATCCGTTCCAACGTTTTGTTATTTGCACAGATGCAACGTTCACTAACAAAGCCACTGCCCGTGCAGCTATCTTTGAAAGTGCAGCGATGATCACCGCGAACGCTGGTAACACCACAACAGGTCTTTCCAACGCTCAACTGGACACAACAACCCCTGACGCGTCGGACCTTTCGTTCCCGCTGAAAATTGTTGGCATCCAAGACGACGTTGAAAACCAAGACTACACTGCTGCTGGTTTGCCGGTTATTGTAATCTTTAATAACCACGCACTGCTTGACGGCTCGTCCGAAGCAGTAGTGTCGTAAGGAGTGTAGAATAATGGCTATTTCTCGCGCACAACTCGCAAAAGAACTCGAGCCGGGCCTCAACGCTCTGTTCGGCATGGAATATGGACGCTACGAAGGGCAACACGCTGAAATCTTCGACACGGAATCTTCTGACCGTGCATTCGAAGAAGAAGTAATGTTGTCGGGCTTCGGTGCTGCTCCCACCAAATCTGAAGGTGGAAGCGTATCGTATGATGACGCACAAGAGGCATACACCTCGCGTTACAACCACGAAACGGTAGCTGCTGCTTTCTCAATCACTGAGGAAGCTGTAGAAGACAATCTTTATGATCGTCTGGCTGCTCGTTACACTCGTGCGTTGGCCCGTTCGATGGCACACACTAAGCAAGTTAAAGCTGCTTCTGTCCTTAACAACGCTTTTGATAGCACTGTTAAAGGCGGCGACGGCAAAGAACTTTGCGCCACTGACCACCCGCTTACCAATGGCGGCACGTTCTCTAATGAGCCTTCAGTGGCCGCTGACTTGAACGAAACGTCTTTGGAAAACGCTTTGATCAGCATCGCCGGTTACACCGACGAACGTGGTTTGATCATTGCCCTTCGCGGTACGAAGTTGATCATCCCGCGTCAACTTCAGTTCGTTGCTACTCGTTTGCTGGAATCGGAACTTCGTGTTGCGACTGGTGATAACGACATCAACGCCATCCGTCAGATGGGTCTGCTTCCTGAAGGTTATGTAGTCAATGACTACCTGACCGACTCGGATGCGTTCTTTATCAAAACCGATGCTCCGAATGGCTTCAAGCACTTCGAGCGTTTGGCTCTGTCAACTCAAATGGAACCTGATTTCGATACAGGTAACATGCGTTACAAAGCCCGTGAGCGTTACAGCTTCGGTTTCTCTGACCCTCGTTGCGTGTTCGGTTCTCCGGGCGCATAAGGTTAGGCTTACGCAAGTCTGGAAGGGGCGGGGTAATTCCCGCCCTTTCTTTTTATCGATGCTTGGGTTAAAATGTAGCCGTACAATTTATTAAGGAAAAGACTATGTCCACAGCAGATGTAAAATCAGCCATCGCGTCAGCAGACGGTCAGATGGTCAGCGGCCCAGCCCGACTGAAAGGCGTTTACATGGTTGCCAACTCTAGTGCAGCTAATCACGTCAAGTTTCATAACGGCACCAGTGCTTCTGATCCTGTTCTCGTAGAGCTAGACACGGCTCATGCTACCGTAGCAGAGCTCACTGTTCCCGGAACCGGAGTGTTGTTTAACGGTGGTATCTATGTCGATACCGGTGACGCTGCAACCGTCACCATTTTCTACGGATAAGACTATGGCTATCACTCATCGAGGCGAGAGGTTCTCTGGTTACAATAAACCAAAGAGAACACCGGGCAAAAAGAAGAAGTTTGCCGTCCTCGCTAAAGAGGGTGATAAAGTTCGTTTGGTTAGGTTTGGCGATCCAAACATGAAAATCAAAAAGAACATACCTGCTAGGCGTAAATCATTTCGTGCTCGGCACAAATGTGACCAGAAAAAATCCAAGCTAACGGCAGGATACTGGTCCTGTAAGAAATGGTAGTGTTATGAAAGAAGCTTTTCAACACGCAGTAGCTGCACTCGTAGTCACCGGAGTAGGGTGGCTTTGCTACACTCTTGTGGCTGTCGACAAACGAACAGCCGTTATAGAAATTAAGGTTGAGAAGAACTCAGAGCTTCTTCACTCAATGATAAACAAGGAGGCACGTCTACATGGCAATAAGTCGAGGCCAGATGGCAAAACAGATCAACAAGCCGCCAATGAAGAAGAAGTCCCGCTCCGCAAGGCGGCGTGGCCCCCAGAGTCGTCGTTTACGGAGCTAAGATAATGCCTAAAGATGCTTGTTACAGAAAAGTAAAAGCTAGGTACAAGGTTTTCCCGAGTGCTTACGCTAGTGGTGCAATCGCCAAGTGCCGTAAAGTTGGCGCAAAGAACTGGGGCAACAAAACTCAGAAAAAAGCCAAAGGTGGTTTGGTCAAAAAGAAGTATTCAAACGGTCAGGCTTATAAGTATCGTACTACAAGGATGTACTGATGAAGCATCGCTGGTTCTGGCACAGTCGCTTCATAAATGTTATCGTCACTTGGAACTCTAAGTTAGGCGATTTTTTATGGAGAAAACGGTATGGCCGTTCGAAAGACTAAAAAGGGTGCAGCACTAAAACGCTGGTTCAAAGAAGAGTGGAAGGACGTTCGCACCGGTAAGCCTTGTGGCCGCAAAAAAGGTGAAAAGCGCGGGACTCCATACTGTCGCCCGTCCAAACGTGTATCTAAAAAAACGCCAAAGACTTCCAAGGAGATGACTGCTGCGGAGAAACGTAGTAGAATAGCTCAGAAGAAACGCCTCGGTCAGCCTGCTGGTAAGCCTCGCCGAGTTAAGGCACTGAAGAGAAGGAAGAAGTAGATGGCTACGTCAGGTTCACGTGATTTCACGCTTGATGTTGGAGAGATTGTCGAAGAAGCCTTCGAGCGGTGCGGCATGGAAGTTCGCACTGGCTACGATGCACGTACGGCTCGTCGTTCTCTGAACCTTATGTTTGCTGATTGGGCAAACCGTGGTGTCAATCTTTGGACAGTAAAAAGCGGCACCATCAACATGGTTTCAGGTCAGTCGGAATACACACTAACGGCTGACGTTGTAGATATTCTTGAAGTTGTTGTTCGTCGAGACGGAACTGATTTCCAAGTCGATAGAATTAGCCGCAGCGAGTACCAGAATATTCCGACTAAAACAACGACAGGCCGTCCGTCTCAGTTGTATTTCAATCGTCAAACGTCACCGAAGGTCAATGTCTGGCCTGCTCCCGAAAACAGCACAGATGTGATAAGGTATTTTTATGTCCAGAGGATAGAAGATGCCGATGCCGCTGTTAATGATGTTGACGCTCCTTTCCGTTTCCTACCTTGCATGGTGGCTGGTCTCGCATATTATATGGCTGTCAAACGTGCTCCTGACCGTGTTCAACTTTTGAAGTCTATATATGAAGAAGAGTTCCAACGTGCAGCGGACGAGGACGAGGATCGCGTAGCACTGAAACTTACTCCTAGTATTAGTTACATGAGAGTAACCTAATGGCACGTTTTGCATCAGGTAAGAAAGCTTATGGTATCTCGGATCGCTCTGGGTTTCGTTATCGCTTGAGAGACATGAAGCGTGAATGGAACGGCGCACTTGTCGGCCCCGACGAGTATGAATCTAAGCATCCGCAGCTTACTCCTCCGAGAAAAATTAGCGATCCGCAAGCACTGCGTGATCCACGCCCGGACACACACGTTGATACATACTTTGGATTCAAACCAGTAGGCGGTCTAAACTTAGAGGCAACGGCTAGTGTTGGTAAGGTAACGGTGACGACATCATGAGTTTTACATTTAGTGAACTAAAAGAAGCAATCAAGGATTACACGGAAAACGAAGAGACCACCTTCGTTAGCAACTTGCCTGTGTTTATCCGCAACTGCGAAGAGCGTATTCTTAAAAGTGTTCAACTGACATTTTTTCGCCGCAATCAGACAAGCTCGTTTACATCGGGTAATAGGTTTCTTGCGTTGCCGGACGACTACCTGTCATCTTTTTCCCTGTCCGTAACAAGCTCGAGCAACAAATCATTTCTACAACATAAAGATGTAAGCTTTATCGAAGACTACAATCCGAATGCTGCTACGCAAGGTCTACCTAAATATTACGGTGAGTTTGATGAGGGCAATCTAATTGTTGCTCCGTCCCCTGATGCAGCGTATGCGGTTGAGCTTCACTATTTCTATCGCCCTACCAGCCTCACTGCTGGTGCGGATTCTGGTAAAACATGGTTGAGTGACAACGCACCGTTCGCTATGTTGTATGGGTCTTTGATTGAGGCTTACACTTTTATGAAGGGCGAACCGGATGTCATTCAAAACTATGATCAGAAGTTCGGTGAAGCACTTACTCGCCTCAAAGATCTTGGTGAGGCCAAACAGACTGGTGACGCATATAGCGGCGGTCTAGTACGAAGAGGTAAAACCTAATGTTTGAAGTAGGCATAAACCTACCTAAGACTCCGATTGTATCGGTATCGACTACGCAAAATCGTGGTCACAAACCTGAAGAGATTGTTGAGCGGTGCTTAGACCGCATCATTGGAATTTCAGACCAAGCTCCTCCTGCTATTCGGGATCAAGCACATGCGTTCAAGAATGCTATCCGTCCGTTGCTGGTTCACTACATGAAAGAAGCAGTTAACAGCGATCGAACAACCATGTATAATGTGTTACGCGAAAACGGTCATGCCGAGGTCGCAGAACTTATTAGGAGAATGTGATGAGTATTTCACAAGCGATGGCTACATCGTTCAAAACCGAGTTGCTAACTGGGACACACAACTTTTCTGCTTCTGGCGGTGACACTTTCAAGCTGTCCCTACACACAAGCAGTGCAAGTCTTGACGCAAGCACTACCGCATATGCAAGCAGTGGTCTCAACGAGGTGACCGGAACTGGTTACAGCGCAGGCGGCGGTACACTGACAAATGTTGCACCGACTAGCTCGGGAACAACAGCGTTTACGGACTTCAACGACCTAACGTTTGCGTCTTCTACAATAACGGCTCGTGGTGCTTTGATTTACAACAGCACCGACAGCAACAAAGCTGTTTGCGTGTTGGATTTTGGTTCCGATAAAACGTCCACCAACGGTGACTTTACAATTCAGTTCCCAACGGCTGACGCAAGTAACGCCATTATCCGCATCGCGTAGGTGACTACATGGTAGTTCCTGTCGTAAAAGACCGTGTAAAAGAGACCACTACCACGACAGGTACTGGCACGGTCACGCTTGCCGGTGCAGAAACTGGGTTTCAATCTTTTGCTGCTATTGGTAACGGAAACAAGACTTATTACGTTATTACAGATGATGTTGACTTTGAAGTTGGTATCGGCACATACACGTCATCTGGCACAACGTTATCTCGGGACACTATTTTAGAAAGCTCCAATGGAGGCAATGCAGTTAACTGGGGTGCTGGAGTAAAAACAGTATTTTGTTCTCAGCCTGCCGAACGTGCTTTATACAAAGATGAAAGCGGTGTTTTCGACGGTGATGGTCTTGTCACGAAAGACCTCCAGTTCCACGGTACGGAAGAAAATCTTTTTTCTGTTAGTTCTGCTTCAGGTTCGCTCACTGTTCCTGATATTCAGTTGAATGCTAGGTACACACTAACTGGTAATACAACAGTCACGCTTCCTACCACCGACGACCTGATTACGGGGTCCATCCGAGCAGTAACAGTTATTGCTGTTCAAGACGGCACTGGTGGTCGGACGTTCACATTGGCAGCACCGAGCGGTTATAGTATAGTGTATAACAACTCTTCGACGCAGCCAGCGGTAAACTCGACGGCCAACAAAACCACGATTTACACCGCACTGCTGATTAAGGGTGTAACCGATATTTACGTAAGCTTATCTTTCTACGAGGCATAAGATGACAGTCAGGTATGAAAATATCCATCTCCATGCAAAGGTAGGTCAGGCTGCATCTGCTGAGTTTCGTCAGTGGCTTGATCAGAACGGTATCGCATACACTAATCTGGATTACACAGACCCGATAGACGATCTTCGTGCTATTTCTACTTGGTTTGAAGACGGTGAGGGAAACCCAGTTATCTTCACTAACTCACCGGTTTTAACATATGACCGAGTGATATGGGAAGCCGATGATGGTTCCGACAAGTATGTAAAAGGTTCGTATGCTACTCAAAGCAGTGATCTCCCCTCTGATTTCACAACGCTTGCTCAACAGGTAAGTTAATGCCTTCCGTAGGTACCGCAACACGGTATGACCCGCTTTACCCCGGTGGTAGTGCGACGTTTAACTCAAGCGGTACGTTTAATCTTCCTCCGGGTGTCCACAAAGTAACTGTAAACGCTACAGGCGGCACAGGTACGCCAGGCAATGGCGGAAACCCAGGTAACCAAGGTGCGACTGGTAACGCTGGAACAGCGGGTACTGCTGGGTCTGCGGGTGGTGCTGGCAATGCTGGTAACCCCGGCAACCCTGGAAACAATGGTGCGGCAGGTAATGGTGGTTCTGCCGGTACGGGTAACTCTGGTAATCCGGGCGCGGCTGGTAACAAAGCTAGTGGTGGTGGCGGCGGCGGCGGCGGTGCTGGGGGTGCTGGTAACAATGGTATTGGTGGTTTTTTTTGCACTAAAAACAATAGTGTTGTTTTGCCTCAACCCGGAACTACCGCCTTTAATGGCAACCCGGGTAATGCTGGATCAACCGCGCCGTCACCTAGCGGTGTTCCTCCTGGCGGTGCTGGGGGTGCTGCCGGTAACGCCGAGAACAGCGGGTTTAATAGAACACCAAATGCTGGTGGCTCGGGTAGTGCAGGTACCGCAGGTAATGCTGGTAGTAACGGTAATTCTGGTAGCGGAAACAACGGCGGTGCAGGAAACCCCGGCGGTGCTGGTGCAGCCGGTAATGCAGGAAACGCTGGAACAGGTGCAACTGCTGGTGGCTCGGGTAACTCAGGAAGTGCCGGAAACCAAGGAGCTTCTGGCAACTCGGGGAATGCTGGTACTAGCGGCAATGTTGGTGTTGATACAACCTTCGGTAATTTTGTAACAGCTTCTGGTGGTGCGGCTGGAACGGGTGGTGCGGCTGGAACGGGTGGTGCTGGTGGTGCTGGGGGCAATGCTAATGCTGGTAATCCCGGCAACCCCGGGAACAACGGTGATGCTGGTGCAGCCGGTAATGCTGGCAACGCTGGTAACCCCGGTGGTGCTGGCAACGCTGGTAGTGGCGGCAATGGTGGAACCGGAGGAGCCGGAGGAACTGCTGGCGGTGGCGGTAATGGTGGTGCGTCTGGTCAAAGCTACCCGAATGCAACAACCGGAAACATAGGCTCACCAGACATTCCCGGTGGTAGTAACCCCTTTGGCCCTGCCGGTAACGGTGGCTTCGGCAATGGCAGTCGTAATGGTAAGGCTGGTGGTCGCGGTGGTCGCGGTGGTAGTGGTAGCAACGGTACCTCTGGGAACTCCGGAAGCTCTGGAAACGCGGGGTCAGCAGGTAATGCTGGTAGCGGAGCCGGTTCCGGCGGATCAGGTAACCCCGGCGCGGCAGGTAATGCTGGGTCAAACGGTAATGCTAATCCCGGTGCCGCTGGAGCCAACGGAAACCCCGGAAATGCTGGCAACGCAGGAAGTGCTGGTGCTAACGTGTCAAATCTTGTAACAATTAACACAGCCCAACAAGCTGTAGCGGTGACTGTTGGGTCTGGTGGTGGTGTTACAGTAAACTGGACGAGGCAATGATATTTCGTAGAGACCCGAAGATTACCTTCACAACCTATCCTCACTTAAAAGACATTATTCCCGATCCTGTTCCCGCAAGGACAGTGATGCCGGAATGGTTCAAAAGATTAAAGCCTTTTGTAAACGACAACCCGAAAGATAGGACAATAAAACGATGTCCGCCGTTCATTGATATCCTGCAAACGGGGTGGTTAATTGGTGCCCCCGCAGATATTTATTTGACTATCACAAATGATGGCGCAGACGTTTCGTGGCAATCAGATTTTCCTGAAACCGTATTTGAAGAACACAGTCATGCTCAAATAGTTGGTCACTCACAAATACCCAAGCCACCACTAAAGTTCATCAACTACTGGCAGATAACCACCCCTCCGGGCTGGTCGTGCATGTTTGTTCCCCCTGTAAACCGTGATCTAAAATACTTCGAAGCTATTTCCGGCATTGTAGACACAGACAAATATTTTGAGTACATCAACTTCCCCGGCTTCCTAATACCAACGGAAGGCAGTATAATGATACCGCGTGGAGAGCCTATTGTTCAGGTAATCCCGTTCAAGCGCGGCTTCAGCAAAAAAGCAGAAATCCGTGCCATGAATCAAAAGGAGCTAGACAAGCTGGATCTGACACGGCGCAAGCGCGGTAGCAAAAACAGTTTGTATCGAGACACAATGTGGGTGAAAAAATGACAGAGTATCGTGTTATAGATTTTGACGACGAAACCGACGAGTATGTGGTTGTTTATACTCATGAAGACCAAGAAAACCGGATTATTGTTCCCGCTGTCATCGAAGACGACGGAGAAACTGTTGATGTTGTTGCCTCAAAAGACGCTATTCAAAAAGCAATCCGAGAAGTAATAAAGCCGGTAGTCAAGACCGTAAAACGTTTTGGCAGAGACTTGGTTGGCACTACCGATACCTTGCAGCAAAATCCGGGTGGTGATGAGTCAGGGCTTCTAGACCCAGATGATTTTATTGCTGCTGTCGCATCGGATGCAGTGAATGCTGATTAACAACAACCTCAAGTTCGAGAAACATAAGCTATACCTAAACGAAGTAGCGTTTAGTTTAGTAGTTGTGGATGAGCACAACGCTTATCTAGAGCGTGAAAAGACAACGGATATGATGAAGGGGACGGGTCAAATCCACCCTGATCGCCCGTATCTTATTAAGTCCTATGACAGTAACTTCATCGCCAAAGGTGCTAACGAGCTTGAGTGGGATTTAGACGATAGGCACACTGAACAAGATATAGAAGGTTTCATGGAATACATGAAGTCCGAGTATGGGTGGGCGAACCCAAGGTTTCGTAGATTCGGAAATGTCTTAAAGCTTGATACACATGGCAAGGATTTTGACATAACAGAATATAGAGAGTTCCCGTTCCAAAAGTGGTCTTTTAGAAACGAGCACTCGAAACTCAGCTTGCCTATTGGTGCGAAGATGTATTGTTTTATTACAAGCGGCGGTCCGAAAGGCGATTGGGTAAAAGAGTTTAGAGAACTACCCGCTCACGGGACTGTTACGCTAGAGCCTAAAAGCGACAACACGCTATATACAATCACGGAAAATGTAGTCACCTCCGACGATGACGTTATCGCAGCCGATACACCTACTCATATAACCTCAGACACCGTCATTACCAACCATAACGATGTCGGTCTTCGTATTGTTCGCGTCTGGAAGCCCGACTCTTGATACCGGTTCAACCTTTATTTTGGGCTTGGGAAAAAGAACTTTCAGACGAAACGTGCGATTATATAGTCTCGCTTGCTCAAAACATCGAACCTGAAAAAGGAGTTGTAGGGGAAGGAGACTTAATTGAGGAGCAACGTGACTCAAGTGTTCGTTGGATAAGTGATAACTTTATAAGAAACGCAATATCTGGTTTTGGGCATCAAGCTAATCAATCTGCTTGGAAGATGCAAATAGACTGTATTTCAGCAATTCAGTTTACTGAATACACCAAAGAGCAGTACTACGAATGGCATATGGACACGGTTAAGCTTGAATCTGAAATGCGTAAGGTCAGTATTATTGTTCAGCTTACTGACCCAGACGACTATGAGGGAGGAGACTTCCAGTTTCGTCATTATGGGGGCAATATCGAAGATGTCCCAGCCCTTCGTCAACGCGGCACTGTTATAGCTTTTCCGTCTTGGCTCGAGCATAGAGTTACTCCTGTAACTAAAGGAAAAAGGCAAACACTGGTTGCTTGGATGTCCGGTCCTGCTCTGGTATAATCGAGCATGGCGTTTGCACAAAAAACATTTTCACAGACTACTTTTGGCGGATTGGGTATAAATCCCGATGTTGTTGTTGTACCTACTGGTTTGAGCGCAACAGGTTCCGTGTCTCAACCAGCCGTTGTCGGTGAGGGTGAGTTCGCGGTTACAGGTCAATTTGCAACGGGTCAGGTTGGTACAGTCACTGTTGCAGCGGCGGCGGATGTTTCGGTAACACTAGCTGCCATGACCGGTTCTGTTGGTGACGAATCTGTTGTTGAAGGAACTGGTGTCACTGTTTCTGCGACTGGTGTAGCTGGGACAGGAACACTTGGCAATGAGGTTGCCGCAGCTAGTGCTAATGTTTTAGTCACGGGTGTGAGCTCAACAGTGTCGGTTGGCACAGTGAATCAGGCCAGCGTGTACAAACTGACGGGCGTTTCAGCTACAGGGCAAGTCGGGCAACCCACTCTTTGGACTCGTGTAATTACTGGTCAAGATCCAGAACCAGTGTATAATGACGTGGATGAAAATACGTCAAATAGTTGGGCGGCGGTAAGCACCCCGTCCAGTAATTGGAATGAGGTAAGACCGTAATGGCTTCTACTTACAGTAATCTTGGTATCGAACTTATGGCAACCGGTGAGCAGGCCGGTGTTTGGGGTACGACTACAAACCGCAACTTAGAGATAATCGAGCAGGCAATCGGTGGAGTTGCTACGATTGCCATCACCGGATCAACAACGTCTTTGTCTATTCCGCAAGGCTCTTTGGACAATGCTCGTAGCGCGGTTCTCAAATTCACCGGAGTAACAGCATCTACTATCACAATCGGTCCAAATGACGTGGAAAAAGTTTACTTTATCCATAATGCCTCTTCTAAAATTCAAACGATTAAACAAGGCTCGGGAAACACGGTTGCTGTTAACCCGAACTCGTTCAAAGCAATCTATCTTGAAGGCACGGGTTCTGGTGCTGGTGTCGTAGATTTGCTGGTCGCCCCTGATGGCGGTTTTACATGGAACTCTACCGACATCTCTTCTGCTACGACTCTTGTTAGAGGAACGGGTTACTTTGTTGATACTTCGAGTGCTGCGGTAACACTTACGTTACCTGCTTCCCCGAATCGTGGCGACACTATCAAGATTATCGACTTGGGGAGTGCCGCAACTAACAACATTACTATCGATCGAAACGGAGAAAGAATCCAAGGATTAGAGGAGAACATGACGGTCTCTACAGACGAAGCAGCTTTTGGTTTGGTTTACAACGACACAAGCGGCAAAGGCTGGCGTTTGACGGAGGTCTAAGTGGCTACATACTCCAAAATCAAAGGTGATACCGCTCTCTACCTTCCGGTAGGGACAATTATGCCTTGGTCAAAGGCTAACGTTCCGGCAGGCTTTTTGTATTGCGATGGATCTTCCGTTTCACGAACTCTTTATGCTGATTTGTTCGCGGTGATTAGCACGACCTTCGGTAGTGTGGACAGTAATAACTTTAATCTGCCTGACTTCCAAGACAGGTCTGCTATCGGCGCGAGTAACAACCGAACGTTTGCTTCGAAAAACAGTACAGCTTTGGCGGATCAAACACCGAATATCACGTTTCCGTCTGCGACCCGTAACATGAGTGTTACGGAAAACATAAATGTTACTGACACTGCGAACGTATCCATTCCGGCTCACACGCACCACATAGCTACTAACGAAACTTCCAACGCTGTCAGCCAGCCCAACGCGACATCGCTTACTCAAGTTGCGCTGGGTGGCTCGGGCTCTGATACTAACTTTCGGTATTCTCTTGTTGCTTCAAACAATACTGCGGAAAGAGGTAAAACAAGTAACCCTATTGGAGAAAGTAGTAACAGTAACGGCGCACACACTCACGATATTAGCGGAAATGTCACTGCCTCTTTCAATCAATCTAACCTAAACGCTACAGCCAGTGCTGTTGATATTGAAAACCCGTATCTCGCAATTCGTTACATGATAAAGTTTTAACATGAAGTATCACGCACGATTAGAAGACAAGTTTTTGTGGGCAAGCAACGGCATGAATTTTTATTTCCTTCCGGAGCATTGCTATAGTGCGCGTGAGGGTCAAGACGAAGAGTTTACTTTGTTTTTTGATCGCTTTCCCGAAGACACAACTCATATCAGCTATGACGAAGATACCAACGCTGGGGCGTACTGCATCAATGGCGGAGAAGAGATAAGCGAAGACGGTGACTTGCGGTGTAGTCATCTAAAGACAATGTTTGAAAACAATGTCGCAATGTTGGAGCATATGGAAGATGAGTAGTTACGGACAGCTAAAAAGAGACGCTGCAATATTCGTTCCGGTTGGGCTGATAGTTCCTTGGACAACGGCAACTGCTCCTAGCGGTTTTCTTTTGTGCGCTGGGCAAGCGGTTTCACGAACTGATTACGCTGCGTTATTCGCTGTCATTGGAACTACGTATGGCTCGGGTAACGGCAGTACCACTTTTAATATACCTGACCTCGCCGGTAAGCAGGTTGTTTTTGACGACGGCAACACCACTCTGGCGGCTAACGCTGGTGCTGCTTCAGCTACGATTAACACGAATATCAACACAGATTCGGCAAATATTACTTCTAATGTTAGTGGCAGCACCGCTGACTTTGCTTTAACAGTAAATCATCTGCCTGCTCACAAGCACAAGATGTTTGGCAACAACACCTCTAGACCCAGTAGTTTAAGAATTACAAGTCACTCAAACAGCAACGTGGCGCACGAGGGCTCTGGTGGTAACGCAGGGTATATCATGCAAAAAGACCCGAACAACGCCACCCCCACTGCTGGTAATACAAGCAATGCTTTTAATGGCAACGCTAACGGTGCTAACCATGCTCACGGGGCAGGGAACCTAGCTGTTACCTCTACTTTTGGGGGAACCATCAACGCCACCAGCAGCAACGTTAGTTCGTTGCTATACACAAGTCTTATCCTTAACGCGATTATAAAACACTAGGAGTATCACATGCCTTTGATGAAACTCCAGTTCCGGCCCGGCATCAACCAAGAGACCACTCGCTACATGAACGAGGGTGGCTGGTATGATTGCGACAAGATCCGCTTTCGCTACGGCGTAGCTGAAAAAATTGGCGGCTGGACGCGTTACTCTGCTACGACGTTCGAGGGCGTTTGCCGTAAGATGCACAACTGGGTTGCACTAGATGGTTCTAACTATCTGGCTCTCGGCACACACCTGAAGCTCTATATTGAAGAAGGCACCGCCTATAACGACATAACTCCAGAGCGTAAGACATCTAACTTATCTTCGGGTTCTTTTTCAGCCACCAGCGGTAGCGCAGTAGTTACGATTACCGACAATGGTCACGGTGCAATTACCAACGACTATGTCACTATTTCCAGTGCCACAACGTTTGCTGGGATTCCGGCCGCTGATTTGAACAAAGAGCATATTATCACTCGCGTGGATGGTAACACTTTTACAATCACGGTTGCCACGACTGCTACAAGCACAGCTACTGGTGGTGGTACACCCACGCTCACGTATCAAATCAATACCGGCCTAGACACAATCACTGGCGGTACGGGTTGGGGTGCCAGCACGTGGGACGGCGAAACTGCTGACGACGCAACCACGACATTGAATGGTGCTATCACAAACAGTGCCACAACAATTACTCTGACAGATGCTTCTGGGTTTCCCGCAGGGTCAGTGTCTAATCCCGGTCAAGTTCGTATCGGGACAGAGCTTATTAACTATACCGGTAAAAGCTCCAATGACCTAACCGGATGTACTCGTGGTGTTGAAAGCACAACCGCTGCCGCGCACTCAAACGGGGCAACCGTTGTTGCCACCACCAACATGACTGCTTGGGGTGAAGCTGCCACAATCTCTGTAACGTCCGGCACAGAAGCACGTCTGTGGTCGTTTGATAACTTTGGTGAAGACCTGATTGCTAATGTGCGCGACGGTAACATTTACTACTGGGACAAAAGCAATGGCTTGAACAACAGAGCCGTGGTTCTCAACACATTGTCCAACGCAAGTGGCACACCAACCGTCGCTCGTCAAATTATTGTTTCTGACCGTGACCGTCACGTTATTGCTTTTGCCTGTGATCCGACCAGTGATGTCGGCGTACAAGACCCGCTTCTCATTCGTTTTTCTGACCAAGAGAACGCTGCCGACTGGACACCGTCTGCTACAAATACTGCCGGTGATTTGATTATTGGTTCGGGGTCTAAGTTTGTCACTGCGATTGAAACCAAACGTGAAATCTTGGTTTACACTGACGCGTCACTTCACTCACTGAAGTTTATCGGCGCACCGTTTACTTTTGGTATTACTCAGATCTCCACTGGTATTAGCATCATCGGACCGAACGCCGCTGTCGCTGTGAATGATGCTGTGTTCTGGATGGGTGAAAACCAGTTCTACATTTATGATGGTCGTACCACGCAGATCCCGTGTTCAGTTCGTGCAAAGGTGTTTGAAGACTTGAACCTAGACCAGCGTGAACTGGTGACTGCTGCGCTCAATTCTCAATACAACGAAGTGTGGTGGTTTTATCCGTCACTCAATTCGACAGAAGTCGATAAGTATGTTGTCTTTAACTATGAAGAGAAGGTTTGGTACTTTGGTACGCTGGCTCGTACAGCTTGGGTGGATGCTGAGACACGCTCTTATCCTGTCGCCGCTGCACCCGACAACAATCTTTACAACCACGAAAACGGTAACGATGACGGGTCTAACAACCCAGCTACCGCGATTACATCCTTTATCGAAAGCAGTCCCTTGTCACTCGAAGCTGGTGATAAGTACATGTTGACCAACAAAGTGCTGCCTGATGTTACCTTTACTGGCTCAACAGGCACGGACCCACAGGTCACGTTTGAGATGAGAGCGTATAACAATCCGGGTGAGAACTTCGGTGAAGCACTTACCAGCGACGTAGCTCGTAGTGCCACGAGCCCAGTAGAGCAATACACGGACGAGTTGTACATGCGCCTGCGTGGTCGCTCCTTTTCTCTGCGTTTGAGTAGCTCGGGACTCGGGACTCAATGGAGGCTTGGTGTTCCGCGTGTTGATATAAGACCGGACGGGAAACGATAATGCCGCAGCGATCACTTGTACCACCCACAATCTCCGATGCTCCAGAGGACTATCGTCGTGAGTACATTTCTGATTTGGCTCGTGCCTTGGAGCTTTTGATCGAGCAGGTCAACTCCGAAGGTGAGCTTCGTGCTTCGGCCTTGGACAGCACTAAATCGCCGCTGGTTCTCAAGGATCTGCCCACGTCAGCCACGGGACTTGAAACTGGGTCTGTTTATAACGACAGCGGCACACTGAAGGTAGTCACATAAGGTATTTTTGGCTATAATAGGCCAGCAAAGGATAAAATCATGCAAGGCATAGAATCACTGGGACCAAACGTAGCTAAAAAGCTGGCTGCTATGGGTCAGTTTGAAGACGACCAAATCGCTCACGTAGCTGAAGGTGAGGTGATTGTTCCTGCTCCAATCATGAAATATTTCCCAGAAGTCCGCGAACAAGTATTCAGTGCTATTCGTGAGACTGGTCTTGAGCCAGAGCAGTTTATTGTTGGTGGTGACATGGTTGCGGTTAACCCAAACACAGGCATCCAAGAGTTTGGCTTCCTTAAAAAAGCCTTCAAGAAAATCAAAAAGTTTGTAAAGAAAGCCGGTCCTCTGCTGCTCGCTGCTGCTCTGCCCGGCGTTGGGTCTTTCCTTGCTGCAAAGGGCGGTATGCTTGGTGCGCTGGGTAAAGGTATTGGTGCGTTGACGGCTGGTAAAGCTGGTTTGCTCGGCACATCTGCTGCTTTAGATACGGCCTTGAAGGGTGGTAATCTCAAAGATGTAGCGAAAGCCGGTGCGACTGGTGCTGCTATTGGCGGTATCACACAAGGTATTTCAAACCAGATAACGGGGCAATCTGGTGGTTACTTTACTGAAGCCACTCCTGCTCCCACTGCCGCTGCTACTACAAGCACCGCGTCTAGTTCAGTTGCTCCTCCAGAGCCACGTCCTATGCCGCCTAGCGCACAAGCAGCCAACGCTGCAATGCCGCCGGACGCGCAAACAGGACTTGATATGATCAGAGAGCGAGCAGGTATAAATACAACTGGTTCTGTTCCCGGCGTTGATCCAGGTTTTGGACCAGCGCAGCTTACTCCAGGTCCCGAAGTTTCTACAGCTATTCCCTTCGGAGGCAAAACAGGTCAACTTCTAGACGGTGGTATTCCCGGAGTTGGTGTAGAGGTGTCAAGCTTACCGCCTCTTCCAGCCTCACCGCCAGTTGATTACTCTAGTCTTTCGCTGAGTGGTGGGGCGGATTCAATTATAGAGCAAATCATGCAAGGTATGCCTACCGGTGGTATTAGTGATCTTGGTGCAACAACCGCAAGAAAACAAGCCGAGAAAAGTTTGTTAGAACGAGCCGGTAGCTTTGCTTTGGATAAAGTACGCAATGCTAGTCTTGGTGAGTTGGCTAGTACGGGTTTGCTTGGTGCGGGTCTTTTGATGCCGGAGGACGACTCCAAACAGGACGACGGCTTGGTAAGTCAAGAAGAGTTAGCCCAAATGTTTGGCGTATCAGGATATGATGCGGGTGGATCAGATCAGTTCACACCAGGAGGTCTTTTCTACAATCCTGAAACAGAATCGTTTCAGGATGTACCATACGTGCAAAGTAGTGGTATAATGACGGTGGCTGGTGGTGGACACATCATGGGCCCCGGAACAGGGACTTCGGACAGCATCCCTGCATACCTGTCTGACGGTGAGTTCGTTATGACAGCAGACGCAGTTAAAGGTGCAGGTGGCGGTGACCGCAAAAAAGGTGCCGCTAAAATGTACGCTATGATGAACAAGTTTGAAGGACGAGCATAATGCCACACGTAGCAGGACACGTCGAAGCCCCAGATTATGCTGCTGGCAAGCTGCTGGAGGAAGTCAAGCAGCTTCGGGAAGAAGTTAAAAGAAATGAAGGTGACTACCTGAATCAAGGTGCGGGTGCCGCTTTTGAAAACCTGCCGAAATCGGCGCAAGTTGGTATACAAATGAACCGCTTGGCTCCGTACCAAGAAGGTTTTCAAAAAGACATTTTCCGCGCTGCTCGTGACTTGGCTGGTGCTCCAATCCTGACACCCGAGCAACAAGTTGCTCAGTTTGATCCGCTACAACAACGAGCAATCCAGTTAGGCGCAGCAGGTATCGGAAGCTACCAGCCCCTACTTAATGAAGCGGCGGCTGGCACTCGCGCTGCAACAGGTCAAGGTCTTCGTGCTGAAGGTATGTATGACCCGTCCATGACACGACAATTCATGGACCCGTTCCAACAAGAAGTAATCGACGCATCTTTGCGCGACATCTCTCGCGCTGGCGAAATGGAACGCCAGAAACTTTCTGACGCTGCTGTTGGTGCAGGTGCTTTTGGCGGTAGCCGTGACGCACTTTTACAAGCCGAGCAGTATCGTGGTCAGATGCAGCAGATGGCTGACACTGCAGCCCGTCTTCGTTCGGCTGGTTTCCAACAAGCACAACAGGCTGGTATGGGTGCATTCGAAGCTGCTCGTAGCCGCGACCTCGGTATTGCTGGGCTACTTGGACAGACTGCTGGTCAGACCGCGACGCTTGCAACACAAGGTCAGGCACAAGCCGGTCAAGACATTGCTACGCTGCAGGGGCTGGGTGCTATGGGTCAACAGCAACAACAAGCCGTATTTGATGCACAACGCGCTACGCAACTGGAGCGTTTGTACGAACCCTACAAACGTGTGGGCTTCATGGCTGATATCATGAGCGGCACACCTAGTGTTCAGTCCTCACTGAAGGCGACACCGCCGCCTGATTCGACACAACCGGATCGCCGTTCCCAGCTTATTGGTTTGGGTATCGCGGGACTTGGAGCTACAAGCGGTATAAACTACAACCCATTCCAGACGAGGTCGTAGCTATGCCCAACATCAAAGGTCAACACCGTAAAATGTTTCGTAAACCGGGTCTGGCTCGTCAGGCTATCGGTATCTTGGCTTCGTCTCCTGAGTTGGCACAAGAAGTTCAAAACAGTATGCCGCAACCAGTGCAACCGCAACCGGTGCAAAATTTTAGTCTTGGTGGTTTAGCCACACTGCTTGGCCGCGCACCCGCTGGATACAGGGAAACTGCTGATGGACAATACGAGCCTATCCCCGGTTTTGGTGGGTTCTATCAACGCGCAACTGGGATCTCGGATCCTGCGATGGCTCAAAGCCAGCGTAATCTAGACTTAATGCAACTGGGTTTGCGTATTGCTGCTGGTAAAAGCGACGACACCGCAACGAACGTCATCGAAGGTTTGACTCAACAACTTGGGCAAGTTGGTAAACGCCGTCAGACAAACTTCGCTAACGAACTGGCTATAGCTCAGTTGAAAGACGCGAAGGAAAAAGAAAAAAGAAACATTGAACTAGCGTCTGTTAAACGTCGTACTGAGGTTGTAAAACCAATGATCAAGTCGTTGGCTGCTGTAGGAGCCACTGTTGATCCAGATTCAGGTCAAATTCTGTACAAAGGCGAGTCTTACTCAGACATCGGTTCGTTTGTTGCTGGCCTCGATAAAGTTGACAGCGAACGTTTTGAAAAATCCTTGGTCAGGGAAACTAGTGGAGTAGACGAGCGTCTTGGAACTTTAGTCAGCAGCGAAAACATACCGTTCCCCGAGAAGATGACACGGCTAGGCTTGAAGATTGATCCTGAAAACAACTCAGAGCAATTTGCGGCGGAAGCTATCAAGGCTGCACAGGCAAGTGGTTTACAGCTTAGACCTAACACAAGCGGTATCGACGCTGAGTTCCTTGACCCCGAAACAGGGGCATTGTTTAATGTCTATGGAGTTCGTGTCAACTAGGAGGTCGCTCGATGTCAAATTTCACTTTCGACGCGGACGGCAACGTTGTACCAATATCACCGCGTACTCAGCAAATGATGAGTACACCCAAGCCTGCCGTTACAATTAATCCAGAGATTGAAGACGCTCAAGAAGAATACGAGGGCTCTCAACTCGGCGACATCATGCGTGGTGTTGGGTCTGGTGTTTTGGGTGTTCCGCAAGGACTAATTACTCTACCCACACTAGCTGTGGACTTTGCTTTTGATACTGATTTTACGCAAGATGTAGATGAGGCATTCGAAAAACTTAGAGACACCTCGGGTCTTCAACCAGAAACCAACGCTGGTCAAGTAGCTGAGACAATTTCTACATTTGTTGCTGCAGCTATTCCAGTTGTGGGGTGGATGGGAACCGCAAGTAAGGCAGCAACCGCTGCTCGTGCAGGTGCCACAGTTCCGGAAGCAGCAACCGCCACGTTCAGAGCCGCTCAGAATTTTGGTAAAAGCAAAACAGGGCAAGCTTTGTTGGCTCCAACATACGCGCAAAGCGGGAGCAGGGCTGCTCGTGCTGCTGGTAAATTTCAAGCGGGGGCTGCTACTAGTCTAGCCGTTGGCCTTTCCGATGCTGTTGTGGCACCTAGCGGAACTGCAACATTATCAGACAGTTTTGATGTGCTGCCCGAGATTCTTCGTACTGAGCAAGACACGACGTTACAAGGTCGAGAACGCGTTGTTCAAGACGTTAAAAACAAACTCAAAATCGGCACCGAGTCGACTTTACTTGGTGTTGCAGTCGGAGACATTGCTTTCCCCGTTGCTGCTGCGGCGGTGGGAGCTACTGGCAAAGGAATTAGCTACGGCGTACAGAAAGCCGCTGATGTTGAAGTTGCGGGTCAACGATTTGGAAACGTTGTGAACTCGGGGTTTGATGTTCTGTCGCAGAAACTTAAAGCAGCAACCCCTGATGCTCTGAAAACGTTTGGCGGAGGAGCCAAAGAGTTTGGTCAACGCTACTTTACTTCAGCCAAAGGACTGCCTGTAGAAGTGGCTCGAAACATTGACGACACTGTAAACAGCATTGGCGCGTACGAAAAGTTTACGCTCAAACTGATGGGCAACTACCACAACGAGCTTGTTCGGTACTTTGGCCGCATGTCCCCGCTCTTTGGTAAAGGTAAAGAAGGCTATAACCAAGCATACGACGATCTTGTTCGATATTTGGAAGGAGACGCAGATGCGATGACTGCGTATCCAAAACAAGTACAAAAGTCGGCTGAAAGAATGGCCGAGCTTCGGAACAATTTTTCGCAAGCAGTCCATGACAGAATGGACCAGATGTTTAAGAACGGAGAGTTCGGCGAAGGCACACAAGCACGTGAGCTTTACGCGTCTGCTGTTAAGACGTTCAAAGAGAACGAGGGCAAATATCTGCGCCGCGTGTTCCAACGTAATATCGGAGCAAACGAAATTGATATCGAGCAGACTATTAAACAGTTCGATCAACTAGAGAAGCAGGGAACCCTGCCCAAGAAGTTTAAGCTGGCTGTACAAGAAGTTGAAAATCTCATGGAAGGTATGGGCGGCGAGTATGCTACTTTGTCAGCGCGTCAGCGCAGGGAAGCTGCGATTAAGTTTGTTTACGACAATGTTCGAAAACGTGTGGCAGAAGCAGATGAAGCACCAGAAGAAGCTTTAGCCCCGTTTGTTGAAGCAAACAAAAGCAAACTGCGTACGAAGCTTGAGGGAAGTTTTCTAAATCCCTTCGCGGAACCTCAAGCTCGAGTCGCCGTCAGAGAAGGCGCGTTGAAAGGCCGGAGTCAGATTATTGATAACTCTCCACTGCTTCGTGAGCTCATGGGTGAAACCAAAGGGACTAAGCTGGGTGCGGAAGCACGTTACTTCGATACGATGATGACGTTGGTAAAACTCAACGAATCCACAAAACTGTATCAAGGACTAATGGACACACCCGGTCTTACTGCTACAGCAGACGACATAATCAACGGCACTGCTGTTCGCCCAATGATTGTTCGCGCCGAAGAAGCTGCAAGTCTTGCGGGTCAGGCTGGAGATCGGAGCTTCAAATCTTTTATGGACGACTATGTTGCTGTGCCTGCTAACACCAATAGTATTTTTGGTGGTGAGTTTGGTGCTTTGTCTGGTCACTACGTAAGGAAAGAGTTGTTCGATGCTCTGACTAATCTGCCCTACAACCGTGGGGCGATGGGTATGTTGGCTTCGGCTGGTGTTCGTACTAAATCATACCTGCAACAAGCTGTCGTAACACTGAACCCAGTGGCTCTTGCGCGTAACACTTTTGGTGGTGGTTTTTTCATGACTGCCAACGGACACATCCCTCGAGGTGGAGACTTGTTCGATAGTCTTGGTATCCTGCTGGGCAAAGTAGGAAGTGCCAATCAAGAGGCTGCTGAAGAGTTTCTTCTCAAAGGACAACGTTTGGGTGTTGTAGATCAAAGCGTTCGAGCAAACGAAATTGCTGAACTTGCTCGTGGGACCTTGACTGAAGCTGCAGTCAAACCAACCACCGGCCCACTCCAGATTTTTAACCGTCGTGTCAAAGAACGTCTGGGTCAGGGTGGTGTGTTAGTCGGACAAAAAGCAAAAGATATAGCCAAGCTTCCTTACCGTATACCTCAAGCTATCCAACAATTTGGTGACAGCTTCTACAAGCTGGCTGGCTGGAATGCGGAACGTGCTCGCCTTGACGGTGCAATGCGCTCCGCAATGATCGATGCTGTACCAGATCAGACTGGTCGTACGGCAGGACCCGGCTTTGCTGTCACCTCTGATATTTGGGATGATTTGGCAGATGATTTTGTGGCTCAAGGTCTAGCTAAAAGGACACGTTCTTCTGAAGGTGATAACTTCTTTGACACATGGACGGCTGACACGATTACAGACAACTACCCGTCTTACTTTAAGATTCCGACTGCGGGTCGTGCTGTTATTCGTTTTCCTGTCATGGGTAACTTTGTAGGCTTTATGTCAGAGATTATTCGAAACAGTAATAACATAATGGCTCGTGCGGGTCGTGAGATCAACTTCCGTGCAACACCCGAGATTGCAGAGAAACTAGGTCGGCGAATTGTTGCTGCTAAAGGTCTTGATGAGTCCATGATTATGGAAGTCGGCGAACGTGCGGCAAACACTCTCGCTCGTGAAGTAAATGCTATCGGCGCGAAACGTGCAACTGGGCTCTACACAACCGCTTTTATGTCGTCTGGCATGATTGCTGGCGGTGCTGCTGCTTTGCTGGGCCTAACAGACGAAGAGATGCAAGCTGTCCAAGACAGTAAAAGTTCTTTCTACGAGGGTCAGATAGTTGTTCCGTTGTCCAAACCAAAAGACGGCAAAGTTGAGTACATGCCTATTGCATACTACAACCCGTACGACAGCATTGGTTCTTCAGTCGGAGTTGCTATGCAGGCTTACGCAAAAGGAGAACGTCTTGGGGAGGACTACTTCTCCAACATTTTTGGTGCAACTGTTGACGGCATGGGCAAGTTTCTTCAGCCCTTCACGGACGAATCTCTTTTGTACGAACGTATTGCAGACGTTGCTCCGTTTGCTCGTGCTGGTAGGACCAAGACAGGTAGGTTGATTTATCGGGAACAACCTAGTATCGACGGACGTTTTGATGCTGACGACGCAGAAGAAAAGCTGGCTAAATCTATCTCCCACCTGATGGGTGCGTTGACCCCTGCAGGGACTGACATTTTCTACGAGTTTGACCCCTCCCAAACCAAGACGTTAGGAGATGTGTTTATTGACCCAAAACTCAAAAAAGGTCGTGTCCTAAAAGCGGTTCAAGGGGAACCCACTTCTGGCCGTCAGATTCTTGACCCCGCTGCCGAAATCGGAGCTTTGGGTGCTGGTGCTCGCAGCATCGTAGCGGACAACAAAAGAGCGTTGCAGTTTGATTCTCTGGCATATGCTCGTGCTAGAACCGCTGGACCGCTGGGTGAGTTTAACGCGGAGCGACGCAAAGCGGACACAACACTGCCTCGTCTTCGCCGTCAGTGGTATGACTCCCAGCAAGAGCAGTTTGCAAACGCGCAAGAGTTGTATCTCACAATGCAGCGGGGAGAAAAAACCGGGTTGTCTCGCAGCGAGATACGAAGGGAACTCAGAGAGAGTAACGTGACTAAACGAGATTCAAACGCTTTGATGAAAGGCCGCTTTGACTTTGCTCGTGTTTCTGACAGGTTCCTAATTGATGTACGCAGGCAAATCAGAAACGATCCGGCTCTTAAAAAGTTTTACTCCGAGCTTGAGCAAGACCCCAACAGAGAGCTACTCACTGTTCGTGATATGCGCCGTGCTCTCAGCGACCTCAACAAGTTGAGCCGTCGCAACTCTAATAGGCTTCCTTTGGATGAACCGTTTCCGCCGTACGAGTTCTTCTTCCCTGACGAAGCTCCAGTTGTTGAACCTCAATCAAGTATAATGCCTCAAGTTACTGAAGAACCTGTAAATATCGCGGCTGCACAGTTGCCTAGCGCACCGATACCTAGTACCGTTACACCTGTAGCGGCTGCACAGCAGCCAGTTAATCCGAGTCTTTTGGGAGACAATCCGATGGAAGTGGCTCGAAACTTGGAACTTGCTAATCGTCTGAGGGGGCGTTCTTAATGAGACTATCACAGCATTTCACTCTTCGAGAAATGACGAAGAGCCAAACTGCACTACGTCTGGGAATCGACAACGCACCAACAGAAGACCACATCAACAATCTGTGCGTCCTGTGTACTGAGATATTAGAACCGGTACGAACCCACTTTGGACGCAGCTTCAGCCCGTCATCAGGTTATCGCTCTGAAGCGTTGTGCGAAGCAATCGGCAGCAGCAAGCGTAGTCAACATGCCAGGGGTCAAGCCGCAGACTTCGAGGTACCCGGTGTGTCAAACTATGAACTCGCAGCTTGGATCAGCCAGAACCTTGAGTTCGATCAACTGATCCTAGAGTTCTATGATCCGGAAGATCCGCAAAGCGGCTGGGTGCATTGCAGCGTCCGCGCCGATGATGACAATCGTGGACAAGTCCTACGATACGACGGCAGCAGTTACGAACCGGGCCTCATCTAAACAATGACAAGCTCCACCGAGATCCACACTGGAGACATCGGTGAGGCCCTCTGCCACTACCGACTCCTTGAAATGGGCGTTCCTTGCCGGATCGTGAATCTTGGTGCTACGGATATCGTGGCGATTATTAATGACGATGTTGTTCTTCGTATTCAGGTTAAGACCGCTCATCGAACTTACGACTCACGATACGAAAATCCTAAACCTTATTACGGCTTCAACGTCTGTCGCGGCTCAAAGGTCAAGCGGCGGTTCGAAGAACACGAGATTGATATCATTGCCTGTGTTGGTCTTGATGATGGGTCAATTATGTTCTACCCAGCCAAGCAGTTGATTAAAAAGAAAACACACAAAGTGAGAGCGCACCTTTTCGAGGACTACAGAATCACACAAGAGACGTGGGAAAAGGCGATTCGTCCTTTACTTTATGGGTGATTTGTATATAATTTTAGATGGTGGGGCCGATACTTGGTTACGCAACTGACCTCCTTTCCTCCCTCTTTTTGGTCCCACCACTTTATCTCATATATTCAAGGGTTGTGGTGTGCGCTGAACAAGACGTAGACTGTAAGCATGACTGAAGATGCAAGAGAACGGCTCGAAGCCGAACAGGAACTTGTTAAGGATTTGGACGATCTGTTCGAAGCCTACAAAGACTCGTTTCCAGAAATACAAACAGAGCTTTCTACCGTCTTGGTAAATTACGGTATCCGTTCCTTGCTGTTCTGCAGCGATCCTCTTGTTATGTCAGAAGCAGTGTCTGCATCCATGACGGCTTGGATGTCCTTTGCTCGTAAGCTTACTGAAGAAGAAGACAACGAAAAGCCTACAACAGTTCAACGTATCCAAGTTCTCTCACGAGACGACGAAGCACCGGACCCAGAGCTCTTGTTCATGGACGTAACGAACGAGAAACCAAACTAAAATTATGTTATAATCCTCCAACGAGTTAGGTACTCGCCAAAGGATAGTGTAATGAAACGATTGCTTTTCGTTTTGTTGCTTGTGTCCTCACCAGTTCTGGCGCAAAACGAACAGACAGGCGATCTTAACACAAGCAACATAAACAGCACGGTAAGCAGCAACAACCCGTCAACATCGACCACCAATAATTACAACGGTGCTGGCGCAGCTTCTGACGTTACCCCACCGCCAACGGCGGTATCGCCCAGCGCACCGTCGGGCGGCACCGAGTCATGTCTGATCGGACGTGGTATGGGTGTTCAAGTAAACGTGCTTGGCCTGTCGCTAGGCGGGTATAAGCAAGACGAAGAGTGTAATCGACGACGAGACTCCAAAGCACTCAAAGAACAAGGCATGTCCATCGCAGCGGTGGCGCGTTTGTGTCAATCGCTGGAGACATGGAAAGCAATGTTCGATTCTGGGACACCATGCCCGATGGCTGTAAATGGCCGATTAGTTGTGGGACGTGCTGCGACTGTTCTTATGAAAAGAGACCCAGAGATGTTTATCCCAGATTACAAAAAGCGCAAGGCGTGGTATGATAAGATATTACAGATTGGTAAGGAAGAAACCGATGAAGAAGGCAGCGATTCTAATCTCAGCATTTCTGAGCGTTTCCGCAGCACACTCCGAGACGACGATTGATAACCTAGTCAACGCCAGCCGGACGATTGCAGCGAAGCTTGAGCAAGGCCGTTACGCAGTCTATGGCGCAGAACACTACGCCAGCGTTGGTGGCATCATCGACTATAATGCTGTGGACGATGAGCAATACATAATCAACGATGGCGACATTGCTGCGTACCAAGACGCGTTGGAAGGTGTACGTAACGCATTGTATTACACAACTCAAATGGCTCTTGAAGAGAAGTATGAAGAGTCAATGGTCAAGGTTTCCGAAGCTGTAGACAACTTTGTTGTCGCGAGTGTTCAACTCAGCATGGTAGAGGAGGTTGCCGAGGTAGCCGAAGTCGCACAAGAGACGAACAGTGTTGAGGATCAAATAGCAGTCCAAGAGTTCATCGAAGTCAACGATGTAGAAATCAAACAAGAGACCGTGGCCGAATATAACCAGTCGCTAGAAGAGATTGCGGTCAATGCCCGTGACGCTGGCGCATTCTTGGCTGCGTCGAAGAACGAAGCACTGACCAGTATCTCAGACGAACACGCACAAGATTATGGTCAGTCTATGGCCGAGGCATCTATCTCCTATTCCGCTACCAACGACATACTGAGTGTTGAATGGACAACCAACATTGGCAACATATCGTTTCATGACTTCCTGACTGGCGACTATGTTTCTGCTGCTGATGTGTTGGGTGAGGGTGAGGCAATTTATGCCGACCAGCAAGCCTACATGTATCAATGAGCCTAGAAGAAACCGAACTAACAATCGGCGGCACGAAGCTTCGTGGCGTATGGATTGCAATCGTATTGTCTATCGGCACTACCCTAGCTGGCGGTATATGGGCAGTCGCGGAGTTTTACGGGCGGATCGAGTCTGTGGAGGCCGCAGTCGCTGGCAATGGTGACACAGCAGAAAAGCTAACAGTGCTCGGCACGAACCTCGAAACGATTATGGAAAACCAAAAGCAGTTGCTCGATCTGCGTGACCGGATTGCCGAGGTAGAGAAGACAACCGTCGAGAACGATTTACTGGTTCAACAGTTCAAAGAAAAAGTGGACGGCATTGGTGGTCGCTTCAAGAAAATCAACCGTGAAATTGATGATATCTGGAAGGGGCTAGACGCTCTGTCTAACCCGCTGCAGTAGGTGGGTTCACCCAGCCGTTTATCAAGAAAGCGTGACGCTTTCCAGACCAAACCCTTGAGACGCGGTGCCAGACACCCGGATCTAGGATCACGCATCTGTTGAAACGCGGAGCTACACGCTCTACCTCTGTCCTAGTTATGTCGGCTGTCTCTAGTTCTAAAAACCCGCCCCACAAGTTATGGGGTGTCAGGTAAAGTATACAAGCCCAGTCAGCGAGTATGACTTCTTCGCTACCTTCGTCCTTGTCTCTATGCCAATTAGGATACGGAGGCTCGGGTGTTGTTACATTGTACCAGTACTCAAAACCGCAAAAACCATTCAGGTTAAAGTAATCTCGACAGTAGGCTATAACATCGTGAGCGGCTTCTGTTCTTGTCACCCCATCCCACCATTGAATATCTTTCGTAACAGGCTCTATGGTTCCTGTTAAATGAGAAGGCAAGAAGTCGTCAATGATAATCATTCAGCAGCCGGTATGACTTCTTTTCGAATACGGTGCAACGTAACTTGAATACCCCACTTTCGCTTACCGCTAATCGTTGGGGCGATGTTGAAGGTATGACTTACAAATATTTCCCAGCCAAACAACAGGCGGATACCGACGAAGTTTACAGGCATCTCGAAGTCTGGATACTCTGGCACGAAACCAATGCCATGCCCTGTCACTGTCCGTAACCCTAGTGGGTATCGAAAGTATCGAGCGTTTAGACTTACGGGAACGTCTTGGCATCCCGAGCCGCCACCTTCATAGTGGCCTTCGAACTTCTTGACCGGGTCCATTATTACACGAAAATCTTTGGATTGATTGCCTTTGTAGAAAGGCTGCACCGGCTTGTAGACAAACAAGTGATAGAGGTAACATTTTTCTACATGATAAATGATTTGGTCTTTAGCCATTGTAGTCTCCTAGTCTACTTGCCCCCAGTTGTCTGCAACCGCGCAGTCAACCTTGAAGGGTACTTTTGCCTCGACACAGTTTTCCATAATCTCAGCAATCTCTTTGATTTGTTTCTTATCAGGGTTGCCGCGCTCGTCTGCATCAATGCTGAAACACAGTTCATCATGCACTTGTAACATGGGCAGATGCCCAGCGTCATAACAATCCAGCATAGCCTGCTTTGTTTGATCGGCACTCGAACCTTGAATCAGTCGATTCAAAGCCTTGTAAGTAAACGCACGTTTGATAGAACCACGCCCACCATATTCTTTTTGCGCTTGCTCCAAAGGCAGCGGCTTGTGGACACCAAACGTCTTGGGCTCCCACATATCGAACCGACACTTACGGCCTTTGACTGTGCGAATGATGCCAGACTCATTGGCGTGGTTGGACACCATTGTAGCCAGACCCTTCACGAAGGGAACGCGGTTGTGATACTCCGACAAAAGTTCTTTAGCCTCTTGCACTGTGGTATCCAAGACACCAGCCATCTTATTCACGCCCATACCGTACATGATACCCAAGTTCACAGTCTTGGCATCTTTACGAGAGATGCCAGCCATGTCAGCTACCATCTGGTGGAAGTCCGCGTTATCTGCTTTGTACCGTTCTACCACTTCGTCGATACTGGGGTGACGGTGTACGCCAGTGATGGAGGCACAATAGTGTGCCAACCAACGAGGTTCTTGTGACGCGTAGTCAAAGCTGCCCCACTTCTCACCTTCTTCCGGTAGGAACAAACCACGAATAAGCGACTTAATTTCTGGGTCACGAGCCGGTATTTGCTGTAAGTTGGGGTTAGAGGAGCTAAACCGCCCCGTGACCGTTCCACCCTCATCTGAACGAAGAGGATGAAATTCTGCGTGTATCCTGCCGTTATTAGAGAACTTTAGAATGTTTCTAATAAAGGTTGTACTCGCTTTGTTCAGTTCGCGCAGCCGCACAATTTGCTTGGCTGTCGGGTGTTCGTGTGCCGCCAAGAACTGTTTAGTAAATGACGGTGCGTCAGTTTTTTCTGTGCGTGGGTAGCTAAGATCAAGACTGTCGAACACAGTGGCGATAGAGTTGGCATTCCACGGCTCTACCCAAACACCTGTCTCGTCCTTGATTGCTTTCAGTATTTCTTTCTCACGAGCCTCAAGCTGTCCCTGTGCTCGCTCCGCGCCTTCTTCGTCGACCCGTACACCGCGCCAGCGCATCTCCAAGAGCATCGGAGTCAGGGCTGTCTCGAGTTCGAATATGTTGGAGACTTCTTCTTTAAGTATATCAGTCTTGAGCCTCTCCCACAGGCGGCGTGTAACCGCAGCGTCCTGTTCGGCATATGTTCCAACAAACCGAGACGGTAGCCGCCACATATCTGCTTTGGGATCCACGCCGTAGTCAGCCGCAGCCAACCGGAGAAGCCGCTCATTCTTGCTCTCAGACAAATATTCACGAGCCAAACCATCTAGATTGTACCACCTTCGGTTTTCATTCAATACTGCAGCGGCAGTCATTGTGTCGTATACTTTACCGTTTACCTTTATTCCTGCCCACCGCAGCCAGCCCAAGTCATATTGAGCGTTGTGCATGACCTTCGGCACATCGCACTCCATCATGTCTTTAATGTAGCTCATAACTGCTTTCTCAGGCAGGTTACCACCGCCCTCGTGCCGGATAGGGTAGTATCCAACGAAGTCATTGAACGCTACAGCGAAGCCCACAATGTATCCATCGTCTCGGCACCAACCTGGTCCAAGCTGCATGAGACTCGGATCTCGGGTCTCCAAGTCAATCGAGATTATGTCCGCGTCTTTGTAGTGATCGGGGAAGATAGACGGTGGTGTCCAGTCTTGATCAAGAGAAACTGTAGCCACTTCACGGATATCTTCATCCGGTAATGCCGAAGTCATACGGGCTGCGAAAGAGAGTTGGTCAGTCTTCTTCATATACGAAAGCTCCATCGTGCATCGCGGGACTCAATAATATGCAAGTTTTGTTTGGCGCGTGTTGCCCCCACATAGAACACACGCCTCTCGCAATCTGGGTCACCCATCGTGCAACAAGCTTTCGATGATTGAAGAAACAAAGCGACGTTGTCGGCCTCGCCGCCCTTTGCCTTATGAATAGTAGACAGAACAATACGGGGATTGTCGTCGTCAAATTTTTCACCAGATTCCAATACACTAGTAATATACACACGTTCCTTTGCTTGAACATCTAAAATCTCGTACCAGATTTTTTCTCGTACATCCTCGCCCAGAATATCCGTAACAAAGTTCATGTCGAATGTGTCACGTGCGTCTTCAAGCATGTCGCCCTTCGGAGCTTCTTTAATCTTCTTATTGCCTGCACGTTTCTTGTACCGGTCAATCTTCAGCATAGTCCAAAGTTCTTGAAACTCGGATAAGCCCAGAGACTCACCACGTGTCAGCTTAGTCCAGTTCCGCACAGCGTTAAGTGTGCGACTTGATACGCTCCAGCCGTTACCAGTCCGCCAGAACAAATGACCCATTGTTTTCAACTGACCCGCCAGCTTATTGGCGATATAGTTTGTCCGGCACAGGATCATCCACTCACCATTCTGTAAATCAAGCTCATCGATATCATAATGATACGACACGGATCCCGGTTCTTCACGCGGCTCGTAAGCCTTATCAATACGAGTGTGCATCGAGTCCGTAATGCTGGTAGCAAACTTATGCACCTCTTGCGGAACCCTAAAGCTTTGACCGAGCGTGAACTGGTTGTCTGTGTCCATGCTGCGCTCGATGAAGTCTTTGGGATTAACACCCATCCATTCGTAGATGGCTTGGTCATCGTCTCCGGCGTAGAAAACATCACTAGCGTTTTGTGCAAGCTTGTCCACCATCTGCCACTGCAACGGAACAAGGTCTTGCGCCTCATCGACGATTAGCGCGTCCAGCTTCGGGGCCTCACCGTTCTCGATGAACAGACGGATCATATCCGTGAAGTCAATTTTCTCCGCCGCTTGCTTGTAGTCTTCGTAGCTTCGAACAATGTGCTCAAGTTCGTTCAGCCGCAAACTAAAGTTGGCGGTCTCATGAAACTGCTGCTCGACAGGTATGCCACGCACCCGCGCCATGTTGTAGACACCAAGATACATATCGCCCTTGCTGCCCATCCGGAAGAACTCGCCGTCGTTAAGAGACATCGACGAGGTAGAAAGAAACTCCATGCCTATCATTTCTTCGAGACGACGATAGTCTGCACCACGCATAACGTCTTCAATCTTCAGACTAAGTTGACGAAACGCCAATGAGTGCAGCGTACGAAAGTACGGCATCCGTTTGTAGTCGAGGTTCAACTCAGACGCAGCGCGATTACGTGCTTCTTCTGTTGCCTTTTTACTAAACGACACAAAGCCAATACGCTCCGGCTCACTGCCCTGCTCTAAATAGTTACTAACTATGTTCATCAACGTAAAAGTTTTACCGGTGCCCGGCGGACCGAAATAAGAAGTCGTTGTCATTAGAAAGGCACCTCCTCACCTTTGATATCAACAGCGGGTATATCCATGTCGGGATCGAACTCCGGCACCGACCAAACACGAACCGCTTTAGTCTTGCCTGCCCTGTCTCGAAATGACTTGGTCACACTTGAGGAATTGCCGTTGTTAAGTTCTTTTAGACGCTCCTGCACCTGACCGCGTGTATACTGACTGAAGTTTTTGGTTTTAAGAAAGTCCATCAAAGCATCCAGCTTGAAGAAGACCTTGCCCTCTTCGACGTAAGGCTTGCCCAAAATAAGTTCTTCCGGAGACATTGCCTGTACGCGACCAGAACAGAAAGACTCAAGCAAGTCTTGGAACTGGCCTTTGTTTGTCAGTTCCGGCGGCACTTCAATCTTCATGCAGTCCTGTAGCGCGTTGTTCATGATAGTAGTCCAGTCAGACTCTTTCATACGCGGCGGTAGCCAGCCAAGCTGTTCGAGACAAGCGCGACCAAACTTCAACTGCATTTGCACGTCCTCGCTGGTCAACTCTAAGCGTTCGCCGCCGATATCTACGAACCACACGCGTGGTTCCGATAGCACAACACTCATGCCTGTGATTTCAAGCGACCTGAGAGAGCCGTTACCAACGCCGTACGCCTTTGTAAGGCACAGTGACTTGTTACAGTAATCCTTCAGCGGCGACTTCTTGCAGCCGTACTGATACTCCTTCTTGGTTAGCTGGTCTTGTATCTGCACAATCTCAGACGCAGGCAGCGGCGGGTTGACGTACTGCACGTTGTGCTGCTCGAGCAAACCCTGCCAGTTGTCGGGGTCCATCTTCTGATACATTACGCCGATATTGAACATGGTCTCGTTACGATTACCTTCGCCGATACCCATGTTGGTCAGCTTGACCAAGCACGGCGGACACTCCGGCAGGAAGTCTGTCTCGGAGCCTAGCTGTAGCCCCATAAACTTCTCAGGCCGAATGGTCTGCTCATCGACAAAGTCGAGAAACTCTTCGAGCGACAGTTCTTGCGCCTTGCTGTTGTATGCAGGACGCAGTGTGCGATCACCACCGAAGTACGGCAGGTTGATAAAGTTCCCTACGTCGCCGCGTTCGACTAAAAGTTTTTCTTGTTTCGGAAAAATTTCTGCCGAACCGTAGCCCAAAGCAGCAGCAATTTCGGATAGCTTGTCTCGCATATCCGCTGCAGATATCCACCCTTCAATGAAGAAATAGATGTGCGCTCCACCACTCTTGCTGCGGCATACAATGGCAGGGCAATCAAGAGCATCGCACTGCCCAACAAGAGCAGCATGATCAAGTGGGTAAACATCCACATCGATACAACCAAAGTGGCAGTTATTTGTGGAATTAATCGGAATAGCTCCGGCCCCGACAGTCCCGTCGAAATGTTTCTTGATGTGGGTTTCGTCGAGCGGAGTTCGGATAACACGGCTATCAGCTTCTTCTTTGCCGTTTTTGCGTGTTCCTTTAATCGTAGTCTGTCCATGTGCTGTCTCAAATCCTTCGAAAGCAGCCATGAACCTTTTGATGGTATTCATTGGCAACCTCTTGTAAAAATGGAGGTGGGAACTCCTTCTCCAAGATTCCCACCTCCGGCAGCTTAGAACGGTGCGTCGCTGGTGTCAGTACTAACTTCTTCCAAATCCGGATCGGGTGCTGCAGCAACCTCTCCTTCACTCACCATCTTGCTGAACTCTTTACAAGAGTTGTAGAGCTCTGAATCCTCTACGTAGCATTCACGTCCGGTAATCTTCCAAGCGTTCCAGCTACCCATGTCATTCGAGAACTCATCGGTCTCTAACTTCCAAATGCAACCGAAGCTCGGAACCTTGAAGGTCTTGCCGTTTGCTTGCGCCTGCTGCATGGAAATCATCGTATTCCACTGACGCGAAATCTTCAGGTTCGTCGACTTCATGTCAATGATTGCAGTTTGCCAAGTCCCGTTACTCGGGTCTTGAATCTGGACATAGTGTTGAGCGGACGTTACCAACTCGTTACCGTTGTCCAAGATATCCTTGTTGCCGACACGGGTCGCACCGAGGACACGCGGGTCATTGGGAGCAAGCTCACCTTTGAACCCACCGCCTTGGTCGTACGGGCCGAACTCCAAGAACTTCTTTGTATAGCCACACGGGATAACCAAGACCCCGTCTTCGCCTTTCCAAAGTTGTTTCGTGACTGTGTTGAACACATCACCAGCCTCTGCGCCTGCGATATGCTCACCGTCCTTCTTCTTCAGTTGTGGCGACACAGATTGAATGACCCGAATGAACGGAATCTTCATGTCATCGGCACCGATGTTTTCAGTACCTGCGCCTGCGTCTTCAATGAATGCGCCCAGCATCTCGGCTGGCAACGCAACGTCTGTCGTTTTCTTGACAGCTACTTCTTTAGTTTCACTCATAGCGATTTACTTCCTTTTGATCTTCGCTTCGGTTCCAACATACGCACCGAACAGGTCAAGGTCAGTTTCCTGTCCCTGCTCCATGCGGGTTTTCAGCCAGCCCTTCAATGTCATCGGATGAATCGATTGTTTTTGGGCAGGGTCAAGACCCTGTTGGCTGCAATCATCAAAGAACGCACCAGCCTGATTGTCTTGGCCTCGGCCAAACTGCACGACTACTTCGTTCTTGATAATATCGTCCTCGCCGATAGACCGCAGGAAGTTATACGCTTCCTCTTTGCGAGTCGCCGGAATGGACGCATAGACAAACTGCTGCAGACTGATGGAGTTACCATCAACGTCTACACGCTCTAAGCCCATTGCTTCCATTTCTGCGGGGATGAGTTCACGAGTGATGCGGTGATACTCTTTCTTGGCATCTTTAGCACCTTGCTCATGTTCTTCTTGAAGCGCAGACTGACGCTGCGCCTCTCGAATGAGGTCGGACAACTTGGCCCCGGCCTCTGTTTTGACTTCATCAAACGCTGACGCGTCTGCTTCCATCTCATCGAAAAGTCCACTCATTTGGACACTCCTTCTAGTTTCTACGTTCCCGTTTATAGCCCGTCGGCTTTGGGTGTAACGGGGCAGCTAACCATCCAAGAAAACCGCCCCGCTACGTCTTTTCAAAAATAAACATCATCTCTAGGAGAGACTTGACTAGGTATATAGACCATGCTATCTCATGTCAAGTAGTTATTTTTTAGGATTTTCTGTGCAGTATCAATATAAGACAGAGCCGTATCAGCATCAGCGCGACGCACTCAATGCCTCCGCCGCTCGAACCAACTTTGCCTACTTCATGGAAATGGGCTGTGGTAAATCAAAAGTGCTGATCGACAATGCCGCTTGGCTGTATCAACAGGGTCGCATAACGACACTGATAGTCGTAGCACCGAAGGGCGTGTACCGCAACTGGGTGCTGAAGGAAGTGCCGATACATTTGCCGGACGACATTCCGCACCAGACCGTGACATGGCGCAGCCAAGCAAACAAAGCACAACGCAAAGAACTACAAGAAGGCTTGGTGTATCACGACGGTCTTCGAATCCTGGTCGTGAACGTCGAGGCGTTTGTCAGCACCAAGTGCGTTCAGTACGTGCAGAAGTTTATGGAAGGCCAGACCGTGATGTTCGCGGTGGACGAATCCACAGTCATCAAGAATCCGAAAGCCAAGCGCACGAAGATTGTGACGCGGCTCGCGGAGCAGGCTGAGTTTCGCCGTATCCTGACTGGCTCACCCGTGACGCAAAGCCCGATGGACTTGTTCGCGCAGTGCGCTTTCTTGGATAAGTCGCTTCTGGGGTACGATAACTTCTACGCGTTCCAAGCTCGGTACGCGATCATGAAGCGTCAGAACATGGGCGCACACTCATTCAACCGCGTGGTTGGCTATCGCAATCTACCGGAACTGGCTGACAAGGTCGGCGGGTTCTCGAGCCGTGTGCTGAAAAAAGATTGCCTCGACCTTCCGGAGAAGACGTACACCACACGCACTGTGTCAATGACACCGGAGCAAACCACACACTACATGGCAATGAAGCGGACTGCCATGCTTGTGCTCGACGACGACTTGGTTATCGCGCAGCAAGCCATGACACAGCTTCTCCGGTTGCAGCAAATCCTGTGCGGTTACATTCCAACAGACGATGGCATCAAAGAGATACCCACCCGCCGACTCGATGCGATGGCCGAAGCTATCGAAGAGATGACTGG